TATGAGGAATATATGGAAATCAGCGAATATCTCGAAAAATATGTATGAATCATCCCCGCTTGCGTCCGTGTTTTTGGCGGTATGGATCAAACCAAGCGCAAGCACTCGCCGCAAGGCATAACACCAACACCAACATATAACAGGAGGGAAAGACCATGACCACAGCCGAAATTAGACGAAAGAACGTCAAGAAGTTAGCAGAACGCGCGGACACATACGCCGCCGATCCTCTCGCCGCAATAGCAGACGCCACAAAAGCAATGAACGCATTTTACAGACTCGCCGGATTTTCTGTCCGGCTTTTCTATATCAATAACGATGAAAGACTTTACACGCGCTATTACAAAAACGGACGGCTTGACGAAATGGAAAAGCAGGAGGAACGCCGGATTGATACGGTAAATTCATACCTTGCAAAATTTCACGCGCGAATGGTTTATAACGGGATTTATCCGTCTATATGCGATGAAAAGCACGACAATGATCATGGATGTATTGATGATCTGTTTTTGACAGCATGGTATTAAAGGAGGGAAAAACAATGATTATGAGATTCGCGACAAAAAGAGACATCAACGGCAATAGATATTTTTTGGGTATTGATACCGACAACAAAACATTTGCGCGTGAATCAGCACACTATTATTGCAAGGATGATCTTGACGGTGAATTGACAAAGACCAAACGCCACGCATTTATTGACCGATTGATTGACAATGGATTTTCTGAAATTGACCACATTTAAGGCAAGCGACCGCCGGAAAGAGCGCGCGCGCGGTTATCTGTCAAAGGATAACCGCGCATTGATAACTAATAACAGATCATTCTATGGAGGAAAAACACCATGTTACATTTTGCCGTAAATCAGAAACAATATGATACACTCGCCGGAATCCGCTATTGGATAGCAGACAAGGAAAGAATGATTGAGCGATACGGGCATAATGAGCCGGAACTTGACAGCATACACAAGACCATATGCGGATTATTCGATGAAGCAGACCGCTTAAAAATCCCTTTTTGGGTACAGAATACCGCCATTTGTAGTGTGCAGGGGCATTGGAGGGACTATTTGAGCGAATACACCTATCAAGCGTTGGAAAAGAAAAATATTGATTGTAGCGCGGTAACTTGTCTATGAGCAGGAGGACAAAAGCAATGAATGATATCAAAAAACTTCTATATAACGTTATGTCGCAGGATATAGGCGTTATGAGCGAACACGGGGACAACGACATTGATTTATTACATGAGATCGAATCGGCAGACAATGAGATTATCAATGCATATATTGACACATATTTAAGGGAGGATTGAACAATGAATGCATACGAAATATATGAAAATCTTAAGGATATGGATTATATGGACTATGAGGACACAAAGGAATCAGATATTGAGTATATCGCCGGAATGATTGCGAGAGTAGGCGTTGAGAAAACGCTTGCCATTTTGGGAGGGGATGAATAATGATTGTTGGTTTATTGAGTATACCAGTAATTCTTTTAGCAACGAGTAAAGCAATCCGACATATCGCCGCAATGTAAAGGAGGATCAGAAAATGCTTAAAATCTATATTGACAAAGAGCCGGAATGGATTGATATTGATATGCTTAATGATTGCGATTGCTACAATGATTTTGTTTTGACGGGCAATCGTGATTATATGGATATACACACGGATTGCGAATGGTACAAACACACGACCGATGTGTTGAGCGATATTGACAGCGATAACTATGCCGGAGAGTCCTTGCGGTCATACGGCGATATTGACCGCGCACAAAGGAAAGCACTTGTCAAGTTATACAATGAGTGCCGGAGTATTGACGACTTGGAAACGGTCGCCGCCGCCGCAAACATTCTTTACCCGTCCCGTCATTTTGAAACGGCGACAATTCGCGGTTATTGCCAAGGAGATTGGCAAGAGTGCGTATATGATGCCGCCGAAAAAGATTATCTTAAATACGTTGAAGCATATTATTTTAGCATGGTCGCGGAATTGCATATTAAGGATGACGACGGCGATACTTGCTATGATATCATCCCCGACTTTGAATTATGGGACTATGAACGCGCCGATATTGTGAAACAAGAACTATTGAAGCGTTTTGGATATCCGATTGATACGCCGTGTGAATTGTACGAATCGGATGGATATACACGGGTAAAGAATTGGAAAACCGCATAACTATTGAGCAATCCGGCGGGGACTATAAACCCGCCGGAAACTATATAAAGCAGGAGGGACACACAATGATAACTATGGAATGGATTAGATTGATTGTTTTGTTTATTGCGGTATACGCCGCCGGATATATCACAAAACTGTTAACGATGATTGATAAGTATATGGAGGATTGAACCATGAATAAAGCCACAATGATAGACAAGGTAACACGCACTATCGAATGGGCAAGCGAATATATCATTGAGTATGAGAAACAGGGACACGACTTTGATCCATTCCGTATGCTTATGAATAAGGAAACACAGCAGGAAAGATTATTCCGGCTTTGCGTTAACTACTTACACGATATTGAAGAATTGACAGATACTTTTAGGGACGCGCGACTTCCGAAAAGCGATCCTATCCCCGCTATGGGTAACACATCATTGGAAGAACTGGACGCAATGGAAGATAGATGTTTAGGTGATATTGCCGATTGAGTAAAGGAGGATTGAACCATGCTTATTGTGAATAAATACACGCATGAAACATATGCAAGCATAACAACAAATCATAGCATGACGATAGACGAAGCATTGATTGCCGCCGGATATGAACGCGCTAATGATGAAGCAGATTATATATACTCCGATGGAACGGAAGTATATGTTGACGATTGCGAAATGATTTTCTGAAAAGGAGGATAAGACAATGGGTAAATGGTCATTGATAAACTATACAGACGTTTGTGGAAACGCAAAGGACGGATGGGAAGTAAACGACCAATGCATTGAATTTGACGATCTTATAATCACAGAGGACGCAACGAATAAGGATATATTGAATTATCTTAAGCAGATTGGTTTTCTCGCGACAAGCGATATGCGCAGGATTGCCATTGAAGATATGGGAGATATGATTGAGATTTTCGCACGAAAAGGAATGATGCCTATATGCAGACTACAACCAAACTATTGATTCGGAGTATGAGCGTGAACGGCTAAAGAACAGTTTGTGCGCGGAACTGACAGCCACTTTTCAAAAACAAACACTTTTCACCTATTGAGGGAGGATTGAAACATGAGCAGAAAAATCAATACGATCAACAAGTACGGCAAGGCAACGAACACACTCCACGAGTATCACGGATTCGATTTTCAGAAACCATATAGACTTATTAAATTCACAGGACGGTTTACGATCAATCAGATTCGGAAAGCCGCAGGAGAAGCCGGATATAACACCACCAACGCAAAGATCATTGTCATGGTAAACGATCCTACATCATGGAGAAAAGACAAATTTCAGATCGTGCAACTTACCTCCACAGGATATGACAATGACATTTATAGCGGATATGACAGCGGATTAGATAAGTTTTACACAAAGGGAGATTTTGAAGCGACAAGGAAAAAGGAAGAAGTTTCCGGCTATATCCTTGCGCAAGAGAAACTTTACCTTTTGCCTACTATGACGGTAAGACGGTGGGATGATCGTAAACACAATTTCACCGCGAAAGATCGTTACAAGTTTAAGGAATTTTACTATTCGCAGACAGCGAAACTTATGAGAACCGATAACAATGGAGAGATCGTTGAATACAAAGCATACGATGGAATCAACGAGAAGAATCTCTCGGACTATCTCGATCCAAGCGGATATCTCTTGCAGGAGAATAGAGAGGAATTGGAGCAGAGACTCAAAGCATTCAAAGCAGAACGCCGGAAGAATGAATACTTATCGCAGGACTACACGGCGAAGATTGCCGCGCTTGCCATTCTGATTGACATGAAAAAAGATATCCTTGTCGGTGAATTTAAGAATGCAACCACCGCAGATGCCATTGATAAGTTTAGGGATAAGTTAGGATGGAGAGGACTTCATTCCATATTGAGCGAATATGAGAATATGGTCAAAAAGAATCGTGAGCGATCCTACTCTTCTATTGAATCTTTTGAGCATGATTATAATAACATCATGCAGACCATAGCAATGATTTGATTGTTTGCCCCGCATGACCGTCAAAAGCCATGCGGGGAATACTGGTAACAAAAACTATTTAAGGAGGGTAAAGCAATGAAGGAAATCAGAACCACCACTACAAAAACCTATGATGCAGGAGAGGACTTCCGTGTTGATATCGTTATCCTGCCGGATGAGTATGAAGCATGGATTTATAAAAAAGATAGCGGTTATAAATCGCTTATGTTTGGTATGCCAAAGAATCAGCCATATGCAAAGGACGAAATCAATATTACATACGATGAATTTATTAAGATCGTCGCAGGAAACCTTGACGAATATATCGATGATTACATTGACGATATGGATGGAATCGAACAGTATCACGAAAGTCTTTTCTGATAAGGAGGGTAAAACAATGAATATCACTTTTGAGGGCAAGGACGAGATCATGGATAGCGTAAGATTTTCATGGTATGTCAATTCAACCGTAAATGAATATCGTGTATCTATTGACTTTTGCGGAGCGATAGACGAGGACGGAGAACAGAACCTTGACGCATCATGCTTTGCAGATATCACGATATGCGAAACAAAGCGGAATGATCCTGCTTTGATGGATCGCATTTATAACCAAGCCTTGAACCGTGACATTGATGTAACACGGGAATATGATACCGTCATGGTCAACGCGCCGAATATCAGAGATAATATCACTTGCCGCAATGAATCGTCATATAGCGATACAATGATGGATTTAAGCAATATGTTTTCCGCATTGACAAGCGTATTGATGGAGTATGAAATCACAAAGGATATAGACGGTTAAGCCGGATCAGACTATAATAGAGTAAAGGAGAATCCCCAATGAAAGAGACATTTGAAACACGGAAATGCTTTGAACCCGTCAACACGGACGCATACTATGACAATGCGAAACGTGATATCCTCGCATTGAATGAAGTATTAGCGATGGTCAATATGAGTGTAACAGACTTGACCGCCGGAACTTCCCTTATGCAGTATAAAGCGGAAATCCCTGTTACGGCAGACCTCAATAAGATCATGCGGCTCAAAGCGAATATCTCTATCGCATTGAGGGATGATAACATTCGGATCAGCCGAAAAGCAAATCTGTTAGTCATTGAGAAGTATATCGAAGGACGAAAGATCGGTATGCGGGAAATGCTTACAGATCGTTTTGAGGAATCAGACGGATTGACCATTGTGTTAGGCAAGGACGCCGAAGGAAAGAACGTCTATACAGACCTTGCCAAAGCACCGCATATGCTTGTAGCCGGAATGACGGGTAGTGGTAAATCAGTATTCATGCATAACGTGATTATCTCGCTTGTTGAGAGAACCGACACACAGATCATTATGATTGACCCGAAAATGTCAGAGTATCAATACTACCATAAGAAAATCCCGCAGTTTTACCTCTATACGGATAATGACGAAGCACTCTCCATCTTGCAGGACGTTTGCAACGAAATGGACGCAAGGTATGCAGACTTTGCAAAGCATGGATACAGAGACTTTAACGATGCAAGGAATCACGGCTTTAACGTGAAACCGCTTGTTGTAATGGTTGATGAGTATGCAGACCTTATGAGTGCAACGAAAAACAAGTGCGATCCTTTGTGTGTGAGGATTGCACAGAAAGCAAGAGCCGCAGGAATCCACCTTGTTATCGCGACACAATACCCGCTTGTCAGATATGTTTCCGGCGGGATCAAAGCCAACATTCCCGTTCGTGTAGCATTTAGAGTACAGAACGGAACGGAAAGCCGTGTGATTATTGACCGCATGGGAGCAGAGAAGTTGAACGGTAAAGGTGATATGCTTTTCCTTGGAAACGGAGCGACCGACACGATCAGAATCAAAACGCCGTATGCCAGTAATGACGAGATCGAAATGTTTACCACCGCATACCTTTATAACTTGCGGCAGGATCAGCCGGATATCAAACGGATTGATTGGCGCAGACCCGAACTCTTAAAGCAGGAGAAACCCGAAGTTGAGGACGATCATGTGGTAGACTTTTTGGCACGTTGTATCGCAGATAGAAGCCGTGACGTAGGCGAAATCATGGAGGAATATCGCAGAGATAAGCATAGACAGTTGATGCGTAAACTCGGATTGTGAACGGCTAATATCCGCTTTTCAAGCGGAACTGACCGCTCCATAACAGAAAACACTCTATATTCTAATGAACCGCCCTATTGATTAGGACGGTTTTTCTTTTGAAAGGAGAACGCCATGACAGTATTAGATATCATTTCCGTTTTACACGATGATGCAGAAGTTGTTATCTATGATTCCGAATGGAATACCATTGCAGAGCATAACGGTAAAGACAGCATCCCGCAGGAATTGAATGATCGCGAAGTGGTAACACTTATCCCCCGCACGGATGGAAAACTTGCCATCGAGATCGCAGATTGAAAGGAGGATCAAATGAAAGCACAAACCGCTTTATCTCTGTTAACAGATCGTCAGAGAAGCACGATAGATTTATACAAAGCCAACTATCGCGCGACAAAGGATGATATCAGCAACCGCCGGAATAACCGCGATCTGCTTACGGAATATCGTGCTAACATCACAGGATATCTTACCGCATTGGAGGATTGTGGGATTATCACACAGGCACAGGCAAGAGCGTTGTACTCTTACGCCACACTTTGAAAGGAGGATTGATATGTTTGATAAACTACCCGCCCCCGTCAAAGGGAAACTGTTTTGCTTTAAGAGAGACTTTGAACTCATCACAGAATACCGCAGGACAGGTGATTATGACCGCAAATATGCAGAGAACCGCCGGATTGCTCTTTCCTCTTACATCGACGCGCTTGTTGATGCAGGAGTAGTTGATAAAGACAATGACTTGTGGGATCAGATTACCGAATGAGAAAGGAGTAAAGCCGTGAATGATGAAGTTATCACAGAGATCATCGAAAACATCACACAGGGCATTCTGAACGATTAAGGAGGTATATCATGGAGATCACTATCACACAGAAGATCACAATAACAGACCAAGACATTGATGATATCGTTTGCACCGCTTTAGAAGGAGGGATCAACTACTGGTGCGATAATGTGGAAGTAAACGGAGACTACCTCGGACAGTATGCAAGCGATCAGATCAGCCGGAACGGTCAGTTGAAGTTTTATGTTTCCGATCCTGTTAACGATACGGATATGTTTGTGATGGACAAGGATATGTTATTAAAGGGGATCAGAATGTATCTTGAAAATCCCAACGCACCGTATGATATCGTTGACAATACATCCATCGACACTTGCAATGTTGACGCAGATGTTGCGGATATGATTATCCAGTATGCATTGTTTGACGAGATCATTTTCGGGTAAGGAGCGAACTATGGGAAAACTGTATAGAGTAAATGAAAGCGAACACTTCAACCTTATGTCTATGTATGACCACTTAAAGTGCATCGAGATTGATATGGATGAGGGAACTATCCCGTTTGATGCATCCATCTATGATCGCATTGAAGAAGTGGAATCCTTGTTGGAGAAAGCATCGTGTGTTGGTGCGTTGGTTGATGGAAAGACTCTCGGCAGGATCAGAGAGATCAAGAATGAACGCCAGTTTATCCGTTACAATCGTAGCCTTGCCGCAGGAGCATCCGAAGCAGACGCAGGACTTGCATTCTCGCTTTGATATGTTGTATTAGAATTGATACAAGTTTCAGAAGAAAGGAGATCACCATGCTTGAAGAAAAGTGTAAGCCTAACACCACCGCAAAGACCCATATCCTTATCGGGCAGGAAGTGCCGGATATCTGCCCAAAATGCAAAGAAAAGATGAAGATCAAGAAGCGCGGGGACTTTAGACTCTCTACTTGCCCCGCTTGCGGCAATGAATTTTTCGGTCAATGATTTATGGTTTACCTATTGACTTAAATTCATAAATGATATATCCTTATTCCGTACTCTGAAAGGAGGTGAAAGGATGGGTACAAAACGGATGGGCAGACCGCCATTGCAGGATGAACCCGCAAAGCGTAGGGCAACAACCGTCATAAAGGAAAGCACTTATGATGCTATCGCATTGTATGCGAAAGAACACAGACGATCTGTTTCCGAGATTATACGGTTCACGTTGGAAGAACGGTTTGACAAAAAAGGATAAGACGTTGTAACTTTCGAGGGTTGGCAACGTCTTATCCACCCCACCGATATCCGTTAGGGATATGGTAGAATCTATCCTACCATAATCCCCTAACATAATCAAGTTTTATCGAAAGGGGATATCATGTTAAATTACGCACTAAAAATTGAGGTATTCGCAAAGGATATTGAGTATGTACGTTGCACACTAAACGCCATTGCTATTGCGCTTGACGATTCTGATTCTGATGATTACGGAAACGCAATAAGACTTGTTACCGAGAAACTTGCAAACACCGCCGAAGAGATTAACTCCCTTTATGAGAACTTTCACAAAACTATTACGGAAAGGGGGTTATTGCAATGAATGATATTGTGGTAAGGGATGGTCAAGTAAAGACCAGTATTGAGATTGCTTTAGGAATTGACGACAACGGAATGACTACCGCAAGAAAACTTTTTGATTTTCTGCAAATGCACCCGAAGAATTACGCCCGATGGATTGAACGGAATATTACAAACAATGCTTTTGCTACCGAGGGAGAAGATTATTTTCCGTTCCTCACATCGGAAGAACGCACCAATAATGGGATTCAACCAAATCCTACTACCGACTACCGACTTACTGCATTATTTGCCAAGAAATTAGCCATGCTTTCAAAGACAGAGCGCGGCGAACAGGCAAGGGATTATTTCACACGAATGGAGCGAAATCTGAAAGCGGTTGCTTTGATTCCACCAACTACCGCAGGACAGATTCAATTACTGGCGCAAGGACAAGTAGATATTCAAGAACGCATGGGAAAGATTGAACAGGACTTTGCATCTTTTCGCGAGGACTTACCGCTATTTCCTAAAGAACTTGCGTCTATCCGTAAGGAAGTTAAAACAAAGGCTATGGATATCGTTGGTGGAAAAGATTCACCCGCATATATCTATTACAGGATGGTCGTTCGTGATATATACGCACAGATATGGAGAGACTTCGACGTTGATTCATACGCAGATATCAGACGCGCAGACCTACCGAGAGTGCCGGATTCAATTTCCCGTTACTCTCCACCGTTATATCTATCAGATTTGATTAAGAATGTAGCATAAACCAGTATAAAGCCGTGAGTGTAACCTCGCGGCTTTTTCATTAAAAACCGTGGAAGGAGGATGATATGTATCACGCCGCAGTTATCGGATCGCCGGAACACTCGCTTGTTGATGAAAAGATATCAAAGTTGCAACATGAACTCACAGTATATGCTATACTAAAGAATCCGTATGACCTCCGGCAAGTCAAAGACGCTTGCTATGACCTTATCCATGCTATCGAGGGAAAGGAGAAAAAATAATGGAGACAAAGATTCTGAAAGTAACCAAGTACAACAAAGACCTTGAAGATATTTACGAAGTGGTCTATAAATCATTCCCAAAGCAGATCAAGTATGTCTATGGAAAACCCACTCGCCCTGTTGAACAATTCCTAAAGCAAGCGCAGGAAACCTATGTCATGGATGAGAAACACGGCGCGACTTTTATCTATACGTGAACGGCTTATCCTCGCTTTTCGCTTCGGATTGACCGCGCCCATCCCGCCAACACACAGAAAGGAGCAATGAGACAATGAGCAATGATGATTTCAAAGATATATACAAAGATTCACCACCTGTTGAGAAGTTAGGATTATTGATTGATTCTGTTCGTAATGAGTGCCACGCCGATTTCAAAGCCGCAGATGCACTCGGACGCAACAAGGATAAAAACCAGTATTGGAACAGAGAATACCACGCTATGAGAGATCGCGCTTCATGGCTCTACGAAGAACTGGTAAAGATATTGACCGATAAGAATTGATATGATATATTGACAATATTACATGGAAGGAGATATATGTAATGACGCAATCAGAAAGAGAAGAACTCGCCAAATTCAGAGAGCGCAAGAAGAAAGCAAGCGCATATAACCAAAAGTATGAGAAAGAAAACTACCGACGCATGGTATGCACATATCCCATCGGATTTTCGGATCAAATTGATAAGGCAATGGAGTTATCGAACGTAACATCCGTTTCCGGCTATATATCCTCGCTTATAACAAAGGACTTAAAGGAAAAAGGTCTTATTGACTAATCTCCTACTTTTTGCTATACTCTAATTGTTTCCGGCAACGAAACGCGAACATCCCCTATCTGTTTCACCGCAGATAGGGGATTTTTTGTTTATGCGAATTGGATAACTACTATGCCGCTTTTTGCGGTTATGTCAAATCATCGAATGACATTTGACCCTCGATATTTTTCTTATCCAGTTCTATCCACCAATTAAACACTTCCTCTCCCGTTTTCCACCGCACGTTCTTCTTTTTCTTAAACGCATCAGACTCTAACATTTTTTGCGCCGCATTTATATACGCTTGTTTATATGTTGGGTACAACCTTATAACACGCATCTTTTCTTCCGGCGTTGATAACGGACATAACGCACATCCAACTCTCCTAAATCCCTGCGCATATAATGGATTGACTTCTATGTTCCTGTCCTTGATAAAATCCCATACATCCTCGTCCGTCCATTCATAGATAGCATTTACAGTAATGTCTTTATTTTCTTTTGCGCTTTTTATTAGTGTGCAATCCCACGCATCGTCTTGAATCTCTTGTGATTCCTTGAACACTTCCGATGCGTGGTCTAAAGAAAAAAACTTCCAGTTTGCTTTGTACCCCCCCCTTAATCCGAATATCTCTCTGCCTTGCCGTCCCGACGATTCAGCCGCCCTTACACCCAATACGGCTATACGATTCTTTGTTCCTGTCTCTTTTAGTACCCTACAACACATCCGTAAAACGCGTGTGGGCATCGTCTGTCTTTCAACAATAAGTTCCCACATGGTTTTCTTCACAGGGAATCTATTTGTATATCCTGCTTTAATTCCTTTTTCAGCCAACCTCTTAAACACATCTTGGATATGGTAAACGGTGGGTGGTAAATCAACAGTTGTGTGGCTATTTATAACCTCAAAATTCGTGCCTAAACATTCTTCCGCAAGTCGGAGTATTACATCTGAATCTTTCCCGCCGGAATATGTAATCACAACAGGCTTTCCGTAATATGCGTGTGACATTTCACTTGCTAACCGCAAAGCCTTGTATGACTTTTGTATCTTATCCTCTAATGTCTCTTGACCCCCCCCGATTTTGATGGGCGCAACATCCATGTTATCAAGGGATAATTGCCCATCATCGGAAACGGTATTCCATTTCACCGTTGATAGTTTCCTCATCGTTTTCCTCCTGTTCTATTATACCTCTAAAATGTACTCACACGTATCAAGAATATCTATCAGCACATCCACCGCTATTTCCTCCGCTTCATCGTCAAAATCTTCTCCGTTTTTCACCGCAGTATTCATCATATCCAACAACTCTGCGTTTTCCATGACATTACCCATCATTGCCATTAGCCTAACCGCATCACGTTTGATCTTTTCCTTTTTAGTCATGTTTCATGCGCCATCCTGCACTTGCGTTATATCCTGCCTTTTTCAGAATCCTATTCATCCGATCCGCATCTTTTATATCCGGCGTTTCGATCTCCACCACGCCATCAATCAGTTTCGCATCATACCCCTTGCTTATCAGAAGTTCCACCGCATTCTCTTTCGTCATGCTCTTTCCTTTCGTCAATAAACCCTATTACATCCGCAAGAATGACCCCAACAACAATAGCGATCACCAGTAACACCAGTACAAATAATCCACCCTCGATTGTAAAACACTCACCCATTTCTTCCCTTTCTCGCAATTCTGTACGCCCTTGGTGTATGAAACCTATCCGGCAAATCTGTTTCCAACTCACCCAAATCAAACAACTTGCTCATGTGTGAAAATACGGATGATTCAGCAAGACCCACATCATTGCCAATCTCTTTATACGATGGCGGGTATTCATGTTCGTTTATGTAGGACTTTATGAATGTCATTATCTTACCGCGCATCTTTGCGCTATATCCCTTTTCCCTGTTTATGTATTCTGATCGTGTCATATTCCACTCCACCTTGACTAAATCCTTGGCTAAATCTTGTCTAATCTTGACTAACATACTTTTTGATGATCTTTTTATCCCACATAGGACAAATCAAATGAATACATCCATCACCACCCTGTTCAGCCCATTTACACATTCTTAATGGTGATATTTGATGTTGGCAATTTTTACATCCTTTATATTCAAGATGTTTAATTTGTTTTTGCATTTCCTTATCCGTAATATGTAAACTCATGTGACTTCCCTTTCTGCCTTGTCAAGATTCATGCCTGTTCCTCACTTTCTGACGGGTATCGGATAACCATCTGGTAATCCATGTATCAATCTCTTGTATGTTTGTAATGCGCTTATTTGTACCATGACCAATGCATTAGGCTCACAAGTCTTTAATTCCTTTACTTGGCGGTCGAAAGCATCGTCAATTTCTGTTCTAAAACTCGGTGTTAAAGGTTTATATCCTTCCATTCATTCCTCGCTTTCTGCCTTATGATCTGCGTCTATCCAACCCACCACATTTTCCATATTGATTCTTGCAACAATTCGTTTATTATTGATAAGTTTTATCATCCGAGCTTTTTCGCACCACTCTACTTCATCGGCTTTTATATTTATAATCTTTCCGTCTGTTAGCACTATGCTATACATTCATTCCTCACTTTCTGCCTTATCAATTATTGCAACACCGTATCCCTTATGTGTTTCACTCCATACCATATCGTCATCCGTTTCAAGCAAAGTCATAACTGCTTTTGCAACTTTTACTTTAACCGGATAAATCTTTACTGTTTTTCCATCATCAACATATATAGTCATTCCTTATCCTCACTTTCCTGTGGCTCTGAACCTGTCGGATCTTCCGACATCCTCGTACCACAATAAGCACAAAACTTTCTGCTTGTATCAAGATGCTCTATTTCATTACATTCGGAGCAATACATATCTGTTGGAGATATTATTATCCAGTGTCCCGTCTTTGGCTTTTGTTCTAAATCAAAGAAATCAACTCCTGTTGGTTTACTTATACTCTTGATGTATTTATCTATTGACTCTCGTTCTTCGGGTGTGACTTCACGCATCTTTATTGCTTCTTCTCTTGTCATTTCCTCGCTCTCCCTCGCAAGTAGTGCCGCTATTTCTTCTCTGCTTATTTCCTCGTTCATTCCTGTTCCTCGCTTTCTGCCTTTAGTTGGTCACACCATGCAAGAAACGCCCTTTTCAACGGGTTTAGATTTCCAGGGTCAGCCCACCCCGCAAATCCAATGAAACCGTCTTGGTTGAAAGAGATTGCCTCGCGCCTTGTAAAATAATGCGAGTTCATATATAGGAAACATGTGCGGATTGAACCATCTGTATTCTTTTTCATATCAATCTTCTTACTCAATGACATCGTATTTACAGATGTTTCTCCAATCTTGTTTGACTTCTTCAACTCTCTGTTAAGCAACAAAACGAGAGCCAGAATGTCACCCTCCGTAATGTCCTTGTACGATAAGCCGCAATCTTTGAAATGATCCCTTGCTTCGTCGTTGGTGCATACTGATTCAAATCCTCTTGTCATTTCTGTTCCTCCTCGATTTCTTCCGCTTCTGCCATTTCTATCAGACTTTCAACCCACAATTCAAACTCTTTGTGTTCGTGTGAGGTTAATGTATCATCCAGTTTTCGGTATGTATCAACCGCTTCTCTTAATCGGTTTGCCTTGGTTTCAAGTGTCATACCTGTTCCTCGCTTTCCTGTGGCTCAAATCCGCTATGATTACCGCAACACCCGTCACATTGTTCTGAATCCCATCCGTCATCTTTGTGTTTACAAGTGTCGCAATTTTCCTGTGGCTCAACCATCCTTGCACCACATGACGGACAATAGTTATAAGGGCATCCGACAATAGCATGACCCTTATTATGTGTTTTATATCCACATTCAGAGCATATAACACCGCCTGTTGCGGTTCCGCCTGTTGGTAAAGTAATACTCTCATCATGTATTATCCAATGCCCCGTCCTCTGCTTCGGTGTGACGGATGGTAACAAGTGAATCATCTGTTCCGCATTAAGCAACATCAAATCCCTTGTTGGCAAGTCTTTAATGGGATGTCCGTTTTGTTCGTTTCTAATCGCACTCTTGTGTAACTCTCCCCTTGCGTTTCGGAATAATGCTTCTGCGTCTGCTCTGCTAATTGCATCCTCACTTGCAACTAACTTGCAACTAACTTGCTTATTGTTGCAAGTTTTCTCTGAATCCCGCGCCAGTTCTGCATCTTCTAACTTGCTTACAATTTGCTTGTTGCAAGTTTTTGTTGCAAGTTCTGCTTCAAGTGCTTTAACCGCCCTGTCGAGTAACTCGCGCTCTCCGTCATTATCTGGTTTTGATACATCCCAGTTACCCATCTGATTTGTCCCCGCTTTCCTCTTCTGATCTTCTCAAATACTTTGCATATCCGACATTGATTCCTGTCCATACATAATCTTCACAAGACAAAAGATTAAACACACCGCCGCTACTACCAACTGCTCTGAATTTTTCTTTTCCATCATCATCGGTAAAGTGTTCGTTTAACACCATCCCCCTTATATCCCTGTTGTCTTTATGCCTTACTATGTTTCCAATAGCAAAATCTCTATCGTAGTTCTTTCCATTTTTAATCGCTTCTTTCTCTTTCTCATCCTGCTCCAACATGGAAATAACCGTTAATGGAGTTCGATCTCTTACTATGTCATACAAGAAAACCTTACCAAAGATACGCTTGCGATCCTCTCTTGGCATATTGCTTACTTTCTCTGCCGCTTTCCACGCCGCACTCATTCCATCCATATATGCCTTATCTGTAACCTTATCGTTCTTTTGACCCCCGCGATCCATGCCGTCATAAACTCCATCTTCATATCCTTTGATATATGATTGGATCAGATCACAATTCATGTTTCTTACTCTTTCTTCCGGCTTATATCTATCGCCTACATTTCTTGCCATATCCCACATAACTCCACCCCCATTTGTTTTCTTAATCCGATAAGCCATCTTCCTCGTTTTCAATACCTTTTGTCCGATAAGTGTTATTAACCAACTGTTCAAGCGTATAGATTGCTTTCATATCATCGTGCATCGTGTTCCATAGATCGTGGATGTTTCCCAAACCTACCATCCGCGGATGATCCTCGTCGGCTCTGATCTGACGATACCAGTTACTCCATACCGCTGTTGCAAGGACTTGTAACGCCACATGACAATCAATTTCTTTTTCCCTACTCCATGCTTCGCCCCATTCTTTATCTGCTCTCTTACTCATTCTTTCCACCCCTTTCCGATACCCATTAACTCACAGGCATCCATTGCGCTTGTATGACCACCGTAATGCGTTCTATATGATATCAAGGTCTTAAACAAATGCACCGCGCTATTCTGTTTGCGATAGTCATACAGATTCGGATAACCGTCTAAATCTTCGTCCTTTTCCAAAGCATCCTCGCCGTATTCTTCGATCAGCGTCTTTTTATCGCAGTATGCCAATGGATCAATGTAATAATCAGCGTGTTCTATAACCTCTTGCGCTTCACCAGTAATGATCTCTGATACACGCTCCATGATCTCTTTGCACTTCTCCGGCGTTATGCCAAACTGATCTATAAATTCTTCTCTTGTCATGCCTCATTCCTCACTTCCATATTTTTCCCACAACTCTCGACACTCCTGCTCGTTGGTACAGTACCGACATTCATCGACTTCGTAATCTTTCGGGTCACATTCACGCTCTGGTGGATCGGGTAATTGTCCGAAACGTGTCGGATCGTTAAAGATATGGATTAGTCCTAAACTCATGGTGTTGTCTCCTTGTTGATGAAATCAAAAATGTTCATTTGCTCCATTTCAGGTCGATGTAATTGATATTCGTTGTTGTCACCCTTCGGATATGGCTTTTCCTCCCATTTGACCTTTAGGCTTTTGTCATAGACTAATAGATACCGATGTTTGCGACTCCGCTTTATCCATTCGCCGTCGATGCCCTTGACCGCCCCCCGCGTGACTTGACGTTGTACCCCCCAACATTTACAAAGAAATCCGTCTTTTGGTCGGTCAATCCGTAATAGTGGAAATTTGTCGCTTGATAGATGTACCCATTGTGGTATTTGCTATCGGCATAACTGATAATCGCCCGAACGTGGTTTTCATGGCGGAGCTTTCGGATGCATCTAGAGAGGAACCAACTTGTCAGATTGCGTTCCTTCTTTTCGTCATCCATTGCCAAACGCGCCAATTCATAAAACCCACTTTGGTCTGATTCCCGTGTGAATCCGTCAAAACATCCAATCAGCGTTTCAATGACGGAGATACCAGAGAACACCACACATCCGACAAAACCACCACGGGCATCGAACAGACCATAATTCACCAACCCCATGAAACCTTTTCCCTGTTGGGCGAGATAGTGATGTCTCTGTAAAAAATCATCTGCAAGTGGTTTGCTGATTGCTTCCACTTTGTAATTGTTTCCAATCATTTTCTTTCTTCTCTTGTCCTTTCCCACTCCATTCACTACAACCACCAAAAGCATCTTCACCGTACTTCTCACTCTCGCAGTTATCGCAGTATGTGCCGATTGTTTTCTCATTTCCATTCATGTAATACTTCCGGCTATACTGGCATGATTCGCAATGACCCTCATGCTCCTGCCGCCATCTATCGTTTCTTATTTCCCATAGTGTGTCCATTAACCACCTCCTGCAATCCCTCAATACACCTTATTGCTAATGTGTACGCCTTAATCACTTCATCCGTTGGTAAAAGCAAATCGCAATTCTCACAATCTCTATTCGGACAAGCCAATGTTCCCTGTCTTTCAACACATTCCTTTTCTGTATTTAGAATCTCAACAACCCGTGTCATGTTCATTGCTTTTCCCTCTTATCCATGTACTCAATGATCGTCATGCACTCGCCTTTATCTATCGCTCTCTCGCATGGAAGTATTGCCATCTTGCACAAACCAAAATCCTTTACTCGGTATCTGCAAGTCTTAACCAGTTTGTTTATGTACATCCTCATCCGACATTCCGTACTTCTGCATGATTACTTGTCCTTGACCTTTCTGTATAACTCCCGCAGGATCAATAAGTCCTCAATCCCCGTTTCCCCATCATACTGTCCATCACACGCGCTACCATCTTCGTAAATACCGAATATCGCTGTCCAATCGCCATTTCGATACAATCCAACCGCTTTATGACCACCGCTATACATCACCCTTATCTGTAATGCCGGATTCTTACTGTCCTTCGCGCCGCGCTTACTCATATAAAACTCATAGTTGAATCTCACATAACGTGTACTCTTGGGATATCTCCGTGTATGTGACCATCCATGTTCAGACGCGAATAGTTCTGCCATATCACACGCGATCTTATAATCAACCCCATCTGTAAATCCATCTATCGGTTCAAATCGCGTTTTCTCTTTCTTTGATTCATCAAAGACCATGCCACCCTCCTAATCACACGAATCCCCACGCCACCATGAACACATATACTTCCCGTCTTTCTCATAAACTCTGCAATTATACAAACCATAACCGTATCTGATCGTTTCGGAAAATAACTCTGCTCTGTCCGAATCCACCATGTAATAACTGTTGGTAAGATTCCCACCTACGTAGTTTGCTTTTGCTCTTTCGTAGACCTCTTTCGATACCTCAAAATCATCACCCTTTACCATCGCTCTTTACCTCTCCTTTAATGGGACACCATTCCGGCTTTGTCTTATTCGCTTGATGATCCATTATGTTCTTTGATGTGATAAGACACCTTGAACAACGCATCACGATACAGTTTCCGCATCTATCCGGCATCGGCATATCGACTAATACCATGTTCTCCCTCCTTATGCTACATAGTCCTCAAATCGCTTAACATTCCAAAAGATATAATTGTTACACCATCTTTGTAGTTTCTTGTAGATCGGATCAGCGTGTTCCTTGTCATATATCATTGGATATGGACTCCACTCTATCGATCTGCAAAACTGTATTCTCTCTATATCCTGTTCCAATGTTGTATTGAAGTTACAAAGTATAAATACGGCGGGTCTTACATTTCCTCTTTTCCATCCAGTAATTTCACGTACCATCCGCATTTTCGGTTCAACAATTTCTTTATCCTCATACCGATCATAAGCAAAATGCGGTTTATCTATCTTGATCTCTCGCAGTAATTCAAGGTTTCGTTCATTCACAAGTCGTATATCTAACCCTTGATTAAACTCCACTTTTGCCTTGCTCTCTATCAACTTTTGCAATAAATCCATGTGTTCGGGACACGCAAGTATATTTGGATCGCAAAGTATTATGTTCTTTTGTCCTCTCCAAAACTCTGATAAATCAGCAACCTTAATACTGCATCTTCCCTCTTTATTTCCTACATGACAGAAACCGCAACCTCTCGGACAACCTCTTGTCAAAAATCCATAAGCCGTATCTTTGGTCTGTTCGGGATAGAGCGAATAATCGGGATATATGTGTTCTACCTCCGCAGGAAGAGGATGATCTTTTGATGCATCGTAAACCTCTTTCCCATCCACCAACTGTATTGCATATCCAGTACCACCCCTAATAACCTCATCCGCATCTATGTAGTATTCGTAATTCGGCGTGAATGAAAACACCTTGCTCATATAGACCTTATCCATGTGACCGCTAAACATCGGTTGATACCATTCCACATGATCGCCCTGTTGCTTATGCCATGCTGATAGTTTCATAAGCGGTAAGTTTGGATAATTGTGTCCGTCAACATCTATTAAGCCAACTCTCAATTCAAACTCCTTATCCCCATTTCACCATCCGGCAACCTAATCTTGCGCTACACGCGCCCGTGTGTACTATCTCTCTTCTCTTTCATGGATTGCCGGATGGCTTCGTGGTTTAGCGGCGTATTGCTGTTGATTTGCGTTAGTTGTAAGTGAATGTTTTTCCACGACTTTCACCACCCTATACTATCTTTATCTCCATTGCCGCTTATGGAGTAAAAGATCAATTTGAACCGATGAAATCAAAAATATCCATCTGATTCTTTTCAACGTCTAATCGATCAAGGTTATCGCATCCGGCTTTCCAGTAGGATTCCTTTAACTCAATTCCTACACCGCGCCGCCCCATCTTCACCGATTGATATACCTCGGATGAAATACCGCCAAACGGGGTAAAGACTATATCATTCGGATTCGTATAGAGATCAAGAAGTCTCTTGATAACTGGCAACTGTAATGGTGCGATATGGCGTTCATCCCGTCCGTCCCTTGCCGCTTGCACATTAAGCGTATCACTCTGATTGATATCCCACCAAACAGGACTATTCTCATAATCCCATATAGGACTTGCTACTTCCTGCCAATGCGATACTGGATAGGTTTCATTGGTATGTGTGACGGGTTCTAAATTCTCCCCCTGTTTCCGCATGATAATGATGTAATCCGCTAACCCCATCCGGCTCATGCAACTGTCTTTCTTGATCTGTTTATGAAGAAGTCCCAACGCTTTCGTTCTTTGCATCTGTGACACAGGATCTTTCCAAATGCATACTTCGCCATGATAGATAAATCCTACGTTTTGAAACTCTCTAATCAGATCGCCGCGAAAATCCTTGATACCGATATACCCATCACGCTCTTTCGATGTAGGAAGATTCATGCAATGCACCGCCATAATCCGTCCTGCTTTAAGAATGCGATACAGTTCCGTAGTAATGAAATGAAAGTGTGTAAAGAACTGTTCATCATTCTTGCTATTTCCAAGATCGCGATCACTATTACTGTATGTGTAAAGTGATGAGAACGGCGGGGAATAAACCTCAAAATGCACCGACTCATCCGGCAACTCCGGCATAATCTCGCATGAATCCCCGTTGATCCATTGATAACCGTTTCCTGTCTTGACGTTTAATACTTTCATTTCACCCACCCCGCTATCTCAAAATCTACTGTTGGTTTGTACTCCGTTGTGATCCTTGTTGTGTGTTTTATCTCGCTCATGGTTACATCATGCATAAGTGCAATCATGTTGTCCTGCATTGTGTCCATAAGAGCCTGTTTGCGTTCGATGTTTTCCAGTACGTTCATTTCCTTTTCAGACGTAATAATGTAAACGTGTACGTCATGTTCCTGTCCGTATCTCCAACACCGCCTAACCGCTTGATAAAACTGTTCGTAACTGTCCGATATCCCGCAGAAGATCATGTTATGGCATTGCTGAAAATTCATCCCAAAACCGTAGATGGACGCTTTGCTTACAAGAGCCTTTATCTTTCCATCCGCGAAGTCTAATGCGGTTTGTGCTTTGTACTCCGGCGAGTCCCCCCCTACTACCTCAACGCTTTGCGGGATTGCCTTTGCGAGTGCTGATGATTCGGCGTTATAATCGCACCATACGATCCAACTTTCATCGGATTCCTCAACAAGTTTTTTCGCCGCTTCAACACGATCGTTCATGGATTCTTTTCGTGCTTCTCTCCGCTCTGAAAGTGTCTCTGCCCTGTGTACCACTAACTCATAATCGCCAACCTTGCTTTCAACTATGCGTTTATGGATAATCAGATTCGGTAATTTGTACCCATCGGATGAATAACCCAAGTCTGCCGGATTCCTAACGCATACCGCCCATGTTGCCACCCACTCCCAAAACTTCTTCTCGCCATATCCCTTTAACCGCCATGCCGATGTATTACTTCCATCATGGATAAAGTAAGTTGCCAACATTTCAGATCGTGTCATTATCCCCAAAAACTCTACCGTAGACCCAAACTCGGTATGATCGTTCGGAGCAGGAGAAGCGGTACAACATAACTTGTATGGCGTTCTCTCAAACATATCTATCAAAAGATTCCGTGTTGCCGATGTAAAGGACTTTAGAATACTACTGTTATGCACTAAACATCCGTTGACCGTAAAACTTGGATGCCGTTCGATCTCAATATCATAGAAATACAACTTTCCGTCGGCATCCCTGTATTTATCCAATTCAGAACATCCTTGTTCCAAAATCTCAAAACTGTCCAACCTAACATAGCCAACATCGCATCTTTCTTTTTGTCCTGCATCTTTCTCGAATGATGAGTATTTCCATCCAGTTCTATTGCAATTTTCATCTCCAAGTTTCCCAAGTCTACTTTGTAGCACGTTGGGTATCCTTGCCGTCTCTTTCCCAACGAGATAGGTAATTCCGCAACCCAATTCCCTTGCAATACACCCATCATTAACCGCTGTGGCAATGTCTCTCCTGTCCCATTTCCCCCACGCTTTGAAGGTGCGTGTCCCATCTTCTTCAACGTAGCAGAAACTTTCGCCCGTGTCGCAGGGTCGTTCATTGGATTCAGATTGCGAATCCTCTCTATTTGTTTTTGCCCCGCCTCCGTATTGTGAAGCCACTCCGATACTTTCTTCCCTATCCTTGCGTGGGTTTCTTTCGTGTGAACCTTCGCCTTTATCTCTGGTTGGCTCATTCTCCATTTCGCAGAGCAGGACGCATCGCAAAATCTCTTCTCTGCTTGATCCTTGTAGATTATTTGAAACTCTTTCCCGCAGTATGCGCATACTTTTGTCTGTGGTGACGAGAACATCGCTCTTCTGTAAGTCTTTTGCACAAACCCACCCTCTTTGTGTGAAGAATGGATGTCGTGGGCTACATATGACTTCTTTTCCGTTAAATCTGATTCTGACGCCATACTTTACCTCCTTTTTTCTTATCGCCGTTATTTTGTCGATTCCCGCGCAGTTCCTTACCCGTTCTCCTACCTTTACATTGCTGATTTCCTTTTCAATTACATTTCCGCTATCATCCACAATCTCAATATTTGTATCTCCCGCGAAGCACTCGTCCAGTACCACACATTCAAAAGCATCCGCATCAAAGTGTTCTAACATTTCATAGTTGGTAATATTGATCCCGTCCTTTACATCTTCTCCCGTCCGGCAGATATTAACGTCTACTCCAAACTTCACTCCCTCTTTCTTCGTCTGACCAACAACAGATAACGGAGCGATTATCAATGCTTTCTTGCCAGTATGCTTCACGATCTGCTTTGCGTATTCCAACTGCATCGGTGTTTTCCCTGTTCCGCAATCGCTAAAGATCGCCGCCTTGCCTTTCTTTAACGCCCAAGCCACGATATCGGCTTGAAAGGGAAACAGTTTGTCATTAAGTTCTGATCGGTCGATATCAAATCCCGCTTGTATTGTTTCCAGTTCCTTTGTTTTCAAAAACTCTTCGTATGTCATATCTGAAAGAGGGTCGATATATCGTTACCATGCGCATAACCCGTTCCCCCTTTCTTTTTGAATCAGCCTTTGGGGCGTCCCCCATTGGCATCAATAGTTACTCTTCCTGCTCTCCATCGTTTCTCGCATAAGTAAGAGTTTCCGGCGTGAAAAATCTCATTCCCCTTGCCCTTGCGAAACCGATGTACTGGTTTTGAATAGGCGATCTCTGTCCTAAATCCCCGCCTACGATATACACCGCAGAACACATATCCAAAAGTGCATATCCAATATCTGCCATTTGTTCCCCTGTTAACCCGCGAATCTGATTGATAAACCGCATTGGATTGACTGGCATATGCCCCGCATCACTTATATCAATCTCTGCCGCTTCGCAGTTCTGCTCACTTACCGCAGATTCCATATCTGATATGATAAATACGTTCATTTTCCTACCTCCGCTTTTAGATCAACAAATTCTATTGAGTAAAACTTATTTCCGCATTCAAGGCATACTCTTTGCCTACGTACTACGTGACCTCTCGTTTCACTTTCATATGACTTTTTATATCCAGTAGTTTTATTCTTTGGGGAAAAGCAATATGGACATTTCATCCTGTGTCTATCCTCTTCATCTTGTATTCAAGTGCCGTTCTTTGATTCGCTTTGTACTGTTTTTCTCCCATCCCTCGTGGATGATACTTTCTGTACTGCACCCACTTTACTTCCAGTAGTTCATCGATTACTTTCTTCTCTTCTTCCGTCCTACGCATTTGTTCCTCTTCGCGTTTTCGTTTTGCGAGTAATGCTCTCCATTGATCTTCAATATCAAACGCACACGTTGGGTACGGACAATTCAAACAGAAGTATTCATTGTTTTCGCTATACTCGCATAATGGAAACTGTTTACTCATACCGCCCTTTTCTTCCTCGCATACTCTCTTTGCCATGCTCTGTATCGTTCTCTCTGTTCTTCCGGCATCTGCGCTCTGTATTCACGTTGATACTCTGCTTCGCGTCCTTTGCACTTGTAATGCTTTTCCGGCAACGGAAGTCCTAACCTCTTTAGCCGCAATCTCTCTTTGTAAGCCGCATCTGTTTTCTCATAGGTTAATTTGTACTTCTCCCGTTTCCGTACTGGTGTTTCCGCAAGATCTTTCACCGTATCCCGCTTGATGTTATCTCTTATGCAATCTGCAAACGGGCAGGAAAAACAAGCAAATGGGTTATCATCATATTCACACTTCATTTCCCTTTTTTCTTCCTCGCTCTCATAAGACTATCAATCTTGAAGTCCATCACTCTGTACGCCTGTTCCTTATTCTTCCGTATCAAGGCTTTCTCTTCTTCATGTTTCCTTGACGCTTCTTTGAACCTCTCGCATCGATCATGGCAACCGATGTATTTCTCTTTGCAATACTGGCACGTATTTTCTTTCATATTTCCCCTCTTTCTGCCCGTAAAATATCGTCTATCATTGGGGACGCCGTATAACTATTGCCGTTTGCAAACTTTACTCTTACCAAAATCGTATGATCTGTATCTCGCGGTTCTTCTATTACCTCTCCGTTTACATAGTTACCATCACGCATAAATGTTACTGTCTGTCCTTTTCTGATACTCATTCGCCGGATTTCCAGTTTCTTACCGTATCGTAGGGAATCAATCTCCGCTCTCTCTGCCATTGAGATCGCATCCACATATTCAATATCATCCTCCGTCCCATCCCAATCCTTTGTGCTATTGAAAATCTTGCTACCCTTTCGATAGGATGAAATGACTTTTGCTACTACGTTCTCTGTCACGCCGATGTACTTTGCCGTTTCCGCTTCGGTACATCCCTGTTCATACTTCTTTATGATTGCCCTGTTTCTCTCACCGATTGTCATTTTGTATCTCCTTATCCCATTCCTGCATGACGAATAAAAATTCTCTTATCAATAATGCATTGTGTGTCTTTGGCTTTATTCCGTTCTCCTGCATCATCTTGTCAGCTTCTTCCATCAAGTCATGCCACATCTTTTCTCTTTCTTCTTCCGGCAACTTCTTTGTCTCTAAATCGATGTATTTCTTATTTGCTCTCCACATCCACGTGTAAACTGCAAACCGTACTTTCAGTTCTTCTTCGCTCATATCAGACCTCACTCAAAAGGGATATCTGCATCCATTACCGAATAATCTTGCTTTCCTGTTTCCCATCCATAGTGCTTATTCGGATTATCACCATTGCCGTAAATACGTTTTGATTTTTCATCGAACTTCACTACATATCCGGCGTAATTCAATCTTCCGAAAAGTCTGTTCTTTGTTACTGTTATCTTCCGATCAAGTTCTGTTATCTCTCCTTGACTATCCTCTATCTCTTTCTTTGTTGGTCTGTCATAACCCAAAACAACTCCGGCAAGGTTTGTTATCTTCGATGATCCCGATATCTCATCATTCATATCCATGTTGAATGAAGATTGCTTTCGTCTGTGTGCTACCAGTAAAATGCACACATTGTATTTCATTGCTATCTCTGCGATCTTCTTTGCAAATCCAGCCTGTTGGTCATACTCGCTTGTCTTAATGTCCGTATCTATGTCAATCGCCGTCATAAGGTTGTCTATCAAAATCACCCGCACACCATACTTGCGTATCACTTCCTCAATCGTCTTTAGTAACTCTTCGTGTTCATCCGATATCTTTGTGTTGTCATAGATGTAGCACTTGTCCTCATACCATTCGCCTATCTTGTCTCTTGTACTATTTGTCACAAACCATGTTTTTATCCCGTCCCTTACGTTCTCAATGATGTTTTGTGATCCTGCGATCTGAAAATCTAACCACGCTCTGAAATTGCCTAACGTCAACTCGCCGGAATAAACAAACACCTTGAACCCTTGATCTATCGCTTCTCCTATGATCTGACTCGCCCAAGTGCTATTGTGTGTGGGAATCATTGTTTTTCCAACGCAATAAATGCCACCGTCAACCTCAATGCAATTCCCCTGTTTATGTTCGCAGTATTCAATACTTCGGATCGTTACATGACCATGTGAATAGTCCTTAACTACATCCTGTCGCTTACGTTGCACTCGGCAAGGAATCGTCACACCCTTTGCATTGAACCCGATATGATAGATAACCTTTTTTCCACATACACCACTTGTCGTAACTCTCGGCTCTTGGCTACGTGTCCAACTTGTCCATCCCATTGAATGAATCAGATCAAGGAAACTATCTCTCAATTCTTCATCAGTTGTTGTAAACGTATAACTCTGCTTCTTGTGGTCATAGTAACCATCTGTATCCAGTAATCCGGCAAGTAATTCAAGTTTGTCATGCAACGATGCTTTTATATACTCCTGCGGTATATGCTTTGGTAACGACTTCCGGCTCACGCACATATCGTATTTTTTTAACTGCTCACGTAACCCCTTGAACCCAAAGTACAAAACCCCTGTGCCTTTATGCTCTGTCTGCCATGTAATTTCATATCCATCGTCATTTACAATGCTTTCGACAACGCATATATCCTGTTTTGATGAACAGATATCGGGATGATCTCTCCTACCGTCACCCAACCAAGCACCTAACGTATAAGGCTTGACGTATAATTCTGTTTTCTCTCCGTCTAATGGTTTTCTGTCAATCAGACGTATAGGATGCGTATATCCATTATGTTTCTTTTCATAGATATCTCTCGCGGTCAAAATCTTGGTCTTATACGTCTTTCCCGAATGGACGGTTACTACCCACTCATGGTTTTCATGGCAATATATTTCCTCTCCGTTCGATAAGGTTACTTTCATATTTGCGTAGTGCTTCGGAAACACATGAGTCACTTTAACGAACTTTCCATCAGCACCAATGACCTTATCGCCTACAATCAAATCGCCATGATTCTTCCATCCATCTGCCGTATAAACTGGCGTGTCGTTTGCTAATAGTTTTCCGTCCCCCCTCTTACCACCGATTATGTGGTAGTTTCCAAAAGGCAACCCGCCACGTAACAAACTGTCAACCTCATGTATTCCTGTCTTTAGTTTCTCAATATCAAACGGGTTTACCGTTTCAACTTCCGCAAGTGATATAACCCGTTGAACAGGAACGTAGATCGCATTCGTGATACACTTTACTATCTGTTCCTTGCCGTACTTCCGCAGGATATCATTGGCATCTTTACAATCCTTGTAATCCTCTTCTCTTACGTGCTTTACTTGACAAGTGAACTTCCGTGATAACTCATCCAGTAATGTAATCTTTCCCTTTTCGTAATCACCGAATATGACAAGTTCATTAAACCTATTTACAAACTCCCAACAATTCGGAATCCAAGTAAACCCTTTTGCCCCCGTTGGTACAGATACCGCATTGGCAAATCCTGCTTCTGCAACAGATAATGAATCTATCTGTCCCTCTGTGATAATCAAAACCTCGCCATCATCACATTGCTTCATTCCGAATAGGATCGGCTTACCGTCTTTCTCGCACCATTCCTTATTCTTATCTTTCGTCTTGTCAAAGTCCGTTTTCCGATACTTAATGAATTGGAGTTTTCCCTGTTCGTCATAGAACGGAAATACTAATACATTGTCCTGCCCGTTCTTTACGGTTATCTCATACTTCTTCCCTATCTCTTCCGATATCCCTCGGCTCTCCAAGTATGCTATCGCGGCGGGTTTCGGTATAAGCGGTTTATCCGGCGTTTTGAATGTTCTGTACTTCTTTACTGGTCTTTCTTCTAATCCGGCAAGTTTGAATCCAAAGTCACGGGCGAGAGTAATCATGTTGCCGTGTGCATTACAAGTGCTTCGCAAACACAAATGCGCTCCGTTATCAAGGTTGATGGAAAATGTGTCCTTATCTTTTCCCCGATCCCCTCCATGACAATATGGACAAGTCCTAAAGGTTAATTCTCTCCCTCTCTCCTTTACTTCCGACCCAAGGAATCGTGCGAAGTCCCATGCGTCTGATTCCTTAAACTCATATGCGTTGTACCCAATACCCATTGTCTACTCCCATGCCGCTTTCAAACCTTTTCCTGTTGTTTGGATCATCGGGATCATATTTTTCACATCCCGCATATGGGTCAACTGGCGGTTCTTCATGTTTTACAACTTGTGGCTCATCATCATCCAAGTAATCTATATAGCCGGAGTTGAAGAACGTACTTCCGTATGGATACATATCTGTCGGTCTATTCTGACGCTCCATATCATCCTTAAACCGATTGATTGCAGATATCATTCTCTCTTCACCGATCTTGCTAATGGCTTCTTTTGACTTTTTGCTCACACTACCCTTACCCATCTTCCGTGGATATAACTTCCAAAGTCGCTCAAATAATTCTTCATAAATCGCCATATTATTATTATTATTATTATTATTCTTATTCTTATTCTGTGCCGTGACATCGTTGTGACAGTCACATGACGTCACGTGACAGTCATGTGACGTATCATTATCATTGTTATTGCATTCCAACTGGTATTGTTTTTTTCTTGCTCTGCACTCTCTCTGCCTGTCACGGTTCTTCTCTCTTATCCTCTCCATTCCTTCCACATTTTGATATCTTTCCCAATTCGATACCTTGATAACATCATCGATGATCTCTATCATTTTGAATGACTCGAATGTTCTCAAAGCCAGTTGAATGATATTGATCGGCTTGTTAAACTCCGTTGCTAATAACTGTTCCGTGTATGGTATCTCTTCGGAAAACACAAGATATCCGCTCTCATTGATCTTTCCGGCAAGGCATAACAACTTAAACCAAATGACAATGATTGCATCACCCTCCGGCATAACCTCAATCTGCTTAATTTTCCTGTTATCAAAAACATCTGTGCATACTTGAATCCACTTGATCTCGCTCATAGTCATGCTCCTTATGCAAACGGCAACAACTCATATCTCTTTACAACTTCTGCGGAATCACCACCGTTATCTCTGATCGCATCTGCTATCTGTTCTTCCGTTGGAAACTTGTATGATCTCCGCACATCTACCAATCTTTCCGTCATGGCATTGCCAGTATTATCACGTTGGTAAACTCTGATCTCAAAAAATTCTTCAACATTCATCGTCCACTTCCTCCAAGTAAATCTCTATCCTCGGTTCTCCGTACTTGTCCGGGAGAAGATAATAATCATGGGTTTCATTTAGCAAATACCTCGGATCATCCCCTTTGATCGTTCCGCAATCCTGCATACCGTCCCAAAACACCTTACTAGCGAAAGCCTGAACGTTAGCCAAATCCCTTAAATGCCCATCCCTCGGTTCATAGTGGATGAAGTGACCGATCAATGGCTTACTTGCTTTCCAGTTTCCAAGTTGATCTCTTATCTCATCACAACATATCCGTTGGAACTTCCGTTTGAGACTTCCTCCTGCCTTTGGATTCTTACCATATGCCGCAAGGAGATTATTCAAACTCGGCATACACTTTGAACCGTAATAGTTGCCGGATATAACAACCCTCGGCATATCTCCTGCTGTGCTAACATCGAACTGTGGTTTCATTACTTTCCCCCATAGTAGCGGCGCGACTTCTGACGGACGCGTCGCCTTGCTGATCCTGTCGGAGTGATTGTTCGTGAGACATTCCATCCACAGACCATAACCTCACCGAATCAATGGCATCACCCCCCTTATATGTTATTTGTGCATTTCCAACGCCAATTTCGCGTTTTAATGTGCGAGTCGATAATTTATACCTAAAGTGATTTTCAACCCCGTTTCACGATGTTTCACGCTATTTGTACTTATGTTTCCGATGCGTCCTGTTTTAATTCTCTTGCAAGTCGAAGTCGATCTCTAATTTCTGATCTCTTCTCATCATCCATTTCAATCTTCCTCGGCGGGGAAACCTTTACCCATTTTGCCGGAAACCGACAGACAATCACGTTGCTATCCTTTACTGGTACGATCTCCACATCATCGGGATAGTCCTCTTTATACTTCTTCATCTTGCTTATGAACTTCCCCTGTGAGAATGTGGCAACTGCGATCTTCGCATTCCGCAGGAACTCAATCGTGTTGTCCTGCACATCACCGCCTACAAAATCATCGTTCTGTACTTCATTGACTACTTTCGTGAACTCGTCCATACCTTTGACCACCTTTTCATACCATGTGAACGGCTATTTGCACTTTGCGAATCGAACCAACCGCCAACCTACAAGAAACTCTTTCCGTATCTTTTCCTAAAGGCTTCTCTCGCTTCATCTAACCATTCTTCAACCGTCTGCTCACCCAACCCGTTCGCCAGTTTCTTCGCAAGGTATACTCGCTCCCATGCCAACTGTCCGGCGATCTTTGAGAGTGATTCTGCCGCAGGATTCCCATGTATCTGATTGATCGTTCCTTTAGAGGACATATTATGTTCCGCATTCGTTAGTCCAATGGTAAGATTGTCCTCATCGGCAAGTTTCCGAATCGCACCGCCAAACAGCAAGTGATGAGTGCATTCAGCAGGACGTCCACTAAATGCGCTATACTGTTCGTAGTTTGTGACGATCGATTTACTCATACCGCATCCCTCTCAACATCATGCGTTTCAAATTCCGAAGTGCTTATAACGGTACATTGATACGTGTCTCGGCAGAAGTCGCATTCTTCACACCTTATCATTGGCTCAATCTCACCACTCTTTAACTTGATGATATGACCGCAGTTCCGCTTGACGTTTTCCAACGCTTCATCCAGTAATTGCGGTTCTAATTCGATGATTACTGGCAACGGATGTGGTTTCTTATCAACTGCGGCAATGTAACACCGTAATGTGTTTCCTGTGTTTTGACGCACTATCTCTCTATATACCGCAAGTTGTGTGTCATAACCGTAAGCAAGATAAAAAGGTAAGCGTTCCCCGCTATCGGGAATGTAGTATCTAAAATCCCTACTTGCGTCCTGCGTAGTTTTCAGATCGGTTATGCAAACACCGTCAATGTATGAATCCATGCGAATCTTAAACGGTAGGTCTGCGATAACCCCTGTCATTTGGACTTGCTTTTCCCCACTCATGTATTGTGCAAACTTTTTATCCTTGACCGTCCGTTCGTACAACTGAATCGCTTGTTGATATTCTGCTTTCAGTTGTCCCTTTGTTGCGCCACGGGAACTCACACAATCGGGGAATCGTTCAATCAATTCATCCGGCGTAGCACCCTCCCACAAAGAATCAAGTATCGATCCAATGAGTAATGCTTTGGATGTTTCCTGTTTCCATTCGCCACGAAGTTCTGCCATTGCCCTTGCTTCACATACCTTGGAAAGCGGATATCCGATAAAAGATTTATACTGTGAAGCACTACAATACTTCTGTGCCATTTCAAGGCTATAATAATTGTCTTTTGAAAGATCGCTCATGCCTTTTCCTCCGTCACATCTACCAAATCCATAACAACCTCTTCCGGCTTTTCCTCGGCAAACACATCAACCGCCTTTTCCGGCTCTGCTTTCTGATTTCCCTTTACATCGAAATCTGATCCATCCTCAAAAGCCTGTTTTGCTTCAATGGAATTGAAGTCAAGGTCAATCAGTTTGCACAATCTTCGCAGGACAGTTTTCTTATACATTTCACCAGTTGCTTCTTTCCACGCCTTGCTGTTAGCCATCTTGGAGAATGCATTGCGTGTGTGTTCGATCTCTGCCTTGCTCATCGTGTCATAGATCATGCTCCCGTCCTTATACAGACACACCGCAAAAGCACCGATGATCTCACCATTATTGAATGTTTTGGGTCTGAAATTGATAGATTGCCGACCGTCCGTAATGACTTCCTCAAACTCATCACCATCACGAACAACCTTTGCGTAGATATCCTTGATAGGATTACTTGAATACTGTTTGCACAGTTTGATCTCGCCCTTGTAATCTGTCTGAAACTGGCATTTATCTCCATACGGAATTGCGTAGCACTCGCCGTTGAAGAAGTCCAACCCAAGGAACGCTCCCTTTAGAAGTGTACGTACAACGGTAGCTGGAGCGCATTTACTGAAATCGGTATTTCCATCCTGTAATACCGTCATGCAATTCTGCAAAAACCTCTGTTTATTGAAATTTGCCGGAAGTGCATCGATCTGTTTTTCAAGTCCAGTTGTAAGACCGCTATGAATCTCCATAAGATAGTTCTTATCGCTTGTTGCCATGTTAATCTCCTTTCCTAAAATGCTGATCGCAATACTCTCTCAAATGTTCATCACAGACAAGATCGCCCATATAGTCAAATGCGTAATATTCGTCTGCCCAATACCCATCGCATTCATCGTGTATGTCACATCCGCACACCGCACATTGACCGATTACTGGTCGCGGATCATCCGGCTCATTCATCCACTCCCTCATCACGCATCCCCTTTTTGTGCGCTTCATACCATGCTTCACGTTCGATAAGTGCGTTCTTCGCACGATCACACATTTTCCAACCGAAGATGTTTCTAATCAGTTCCGGCTTAATATCCCCACCGATGATATTTGCCGCTTTGGTGGTTTCCGCATCATCAACGATTCGATGCAACGCATCCATCATTGACAACAACTGTCCATTCTCCTGTGCCAACTTCACAAGTTCTTCCATGATCTCATCCATCACCCAAAACCTCCTTATCTGACCATCCGTATAATGCCGCGATATAGGCAATCGGGATCACATCTAACCCGTTCTCCATGCTTTCAAGGCAGAACTTTTGCAGTTTGTTCTCGATTGCCCTATACCGCCGCGCATCTGATATAGCCAACGGGACTACGTTCTTTGCTTCAAACTCTTTTCCGTTCATAACCACGCCTTACCGTACCCCACCATGCCCCAACACTCGCGACCACGCCATACCTCAACTGCCATGCATTGAAACTTCGACACCTTGACACAAACTAAAGAAATGTGTAAACTGTCTTTGACACCTACCTCCGAACCGCTTTAGTTGCCGCTAAAGCGGTTCACTCTTTATTCTCTGTCTCCTGCGGCTTATTGAAGTCGATAAAAAACTTCGCGCCGGACAAAATGCTATCTGCCCTATCCAGTAAGAAGCGGTCAATGTCCTTTGCTTCTTTTCCGTACTTCCGAGCCGCTTCAACGCGATCCATCGTAAACAGATCGTGTACTTCCTCAATGACCTTCTCCATCAACTTCACCAACTGCTCTTGATAACCCATAGTTCTTCTCCTTTCGTGTTTATGCTACGTTGTAACCCATTGATTTGTATTTCGTTCTCACCGCATCAATGATGTTCGATGTGCAATACACCGAAAACTTATCAACGACACCGCAAGGCAACCGTTTCCAAATAACCAACTCCGTTCTGAACTGCATCTTCTTTTTCACTTCCGTTCTCCTTTCACTTACTATGTAGGCGTTCATAGACTTCGCTTAATCGCAGAACCTTGTCCACATACTTTGTCATATTTCCTGTCCGTTCATACTGGCTTATCCGATCCATGTTAGAGCCGCTATATTGAAGCAGGACAATTCCAACATCTTCGTTTTCCTCAAACAGTTCCAACAGGTAATCAGCCGCTACTCGCATACATCCTTTTGGGTCGGTTAGATCATCAACTCCTAACTCCTTCATCCTATCGGCGTGAATCTTTGGATTCACTTGCATCAATCCGATGTACTTTCCGTTCTTACTTACTGCGGTTGGATCAAATCTGCTCTCCCAATAAGCAATGGATTCCAGTAATTCGGGACATATCCCATACTCTGATCCGATCTCTTCCGCATATCCCCTTATCTCATCCGGCACACCATTTGCTTCTGCCGTAATGGAGAGTGCATTAAATACGATGGTCGCGATTATAAATGCGACCGTTACTATTGGCTTATCCCTTGTCCTCATATTCATTTCCTCTCTGTATTGATGGTTTCCAGTATCTTGTAGACTTGATGATCTTTTGGAACTTTATATCCGGCGATCTGAATGATCCTGCCGCTCTTATCTTTATGAACCGTTTTCAAGGTAATACCGCCCGTATCTGACCTTCTCTTCATAGCGGTTTTCCCCCTCTTCCCAATAGGTACTGATGTTGTACCCAACTGACCGCAGATCGTGAATCCTTGCGGATAACCTTGCGATACCCAACTTTTCATAGGCATCTACCGCAGTGATTCCTCTCTTGTGGGTTTCCATGTACTTCAATAACCGTTTGTTCTGTGAATCCATGACCTACCTCCTTTTATACTTGAATAATATTCATGCTCTTGGGCGCAATAAAAGTTCTCCAAGGGTTACACCGAAATAATCTGCGATCTGAACAGCGCGACTAACCTTTACGTTAGAAAGATCATGTTCCCATGCGTTATACGTCTGCTTTGATACGCCAAGTGCTTCTGCCGCCTTTTCCTGCGTGACGTTCTTCCTTGCGCGTAATTCCTTAAGCGAGAATTGCATTACCATATCTGCCATATTTACCACCCCTTCGTCTATATGTTGAGGATAACTTGAATGTGCTTCATGTATTGCATAGTAACACGCGCTTGATTCTCCGTCAAGTAGTTTTTTATTTTTCTTTTCAATTTTCGTTGAATCGTTGGTAATGTGCCACTTGAACCGTGTTAAAGCAGAGTATATAATCGAATTGAGGGGAGAAAGGAGTTTCGCCATGAAGATATTAGCAAAGAATATCCGATACTTACGGAAACGGCATAATATGTCGCAAGAGCAACTTGCCGTTATGTTGGGAAAGAAAACCTTTACCACCATACAAAAGTGGGAAACTGACAAGGCAGAACCGTCATTGGAGAATGTCGCGCAGATGGCTAAATTCTTTATGGTGAATATTGATGATCTTGTAAAGGTTGATCTTGAACTTGAAGATACTGGTAATGCTACGCACAATCGCCAGTTTCAACGCCTAAAGGCTTATTTTGATAAGTTTACGGATGGTGAACTTGACGCAATCCAAAGCATAGCAGACCTATCCGAAGATGTGCGTGATAGCATTCTCCATCAAATCGAATACGAACGGGAAAAGGAAATAAAACGCCGTTTACAAGGCGCGTAACACAACATATCGCGTTAAGTCGCGTAACGATTTCTCAATTAACGCAACATCTTGTGGTAGGAGGTGTCTATGGACGTAAAAACGGTCGCGGCTTATGTGCGTGTCTCGACCGATCTCCAAATGGAGCATGGATATAGCATTGGAGAACAAACAGACCACCTAAAGGCATACTGCGCGGCTAAAGGATGGACGCTTGCCAAAATCTATACAGACGGTGGGTATTCCGGCAAGAACCTCGACCGCCCCGCCATGCAAGAACTAATCAAAGAATGTAAACTGTACGATCTGATCCTTGTAAACAAGTTAGACCGTCTATCGCGTTCGCAGAAAGATACCCTTTACCTTATCGAAGATGTGTTCCGCGCACAAGGAGTACAATTCGCATCTATCTCCGAAAACTTTGATACCACCACTCCGTTAGGTATGGCAATGGTCGGTATTCTGTCCGTATTCGCACAATTAGAGCGAGAGCAGATTAAGGAACGTATGCACATGGGGAGAGTCGGACGCGCCAAGAAGGGTTTATGGAGAGCCGGATCAAACCCGCCTATTGGATATGATTATACAGATGGTCACTTGCTTATACGCGAGGATGAAGCAGAACAAGTCCGTCTGATTTATCGAATGTTTCTATCCGGCGAGTCCATGTATTCAATCGCGCGTTTCATGCACGATAACTTCAAGAACAAATATAGATCGTGGAATCAAACCAACTCCGTATCGGTAGTCCTGCGGAATCCGCTCTATACTGGTAAGATCGTATTCGATGGTGAAACCTATGAGGGAGATCACGATGCTATAATAGATCAAGAAACTTTTGATAAGGCGCAGGAACGCTACTCTCAAATCATGCGCAACAACCCGCGATACCGCATCCCGTTCAAGTCAAAGTATCTGCTAACAGGGATATTATTCTGCGGTGAGTGCGGTGCAAGATATTCCGTACTCACATCAAAAAATCCACAGATGAAGAATAAGCGGTACACGTATTACGGTTGCCGTGGTAATAGCGCATCCAATCAAGACAAGAGAAATAAACACAAGTGCAAATACTATAACCAAGAGAAACTCGACCAGTACATAATAGATCAAGTAATGCAATTAGAATTTCACGAAACAAGGCATAAGCCAATAAAAGTACAAAAAAGATCAAAAGAACGTATAGCAATAATAGATAAACAAATCTCAAACCTCATTGATTTATACTCTGTTGATGGGATAAATCTTGAAGAGATCAAAACGAAGATAACCGAACTTAACGCCGAAAAAGACAAACTCAAACAGGAAGAGCCGGAAGTTAAATCGAACATACACTCATCGAATGATATTATCCGCGCCAAGGATGTTTTGCAGAACGGTTCACAAGAGAACAAACGGATGATAATTACCTCTCTCATAGATCGTGTTCTTCTCTTTGAAGATCACATAGAAATCGTTTGGAATCTGTAATACATCTATTAGCACAAGACGCTTTCACGGACTAAAGGATATAGTAACCGCAATGCTTTAAGCCATGCGGGTTTTTGGATTTTTATAGCATACGTTATAATGGGTTCATCTGTATTAAATAGACGCATGATAATGGCGCGAGTCTGAATTTCTCAAAACCCGCGCCATTATTCCGTTTGACCGTTTTATTAAACCGTGGTATAAACCGACTATTTAGAAAGTGCTTTCGCGCGTTAAAGCGGTCAACCGTTCTCCATCTGCACGATCAGTTTTCGGATAGATTCTCTCTCCGCATCGTTCTTCGCGTGGTTCATCATATCCTCTAACTGTTCGATCTTTGCATCACGGGAATACCCTCTCCGATTGCTCCTACCCTCATAATCATCGTAAGAACCATCGTAGGAATCACGCGACCGCATGAATCTTCCCATATCGTCCCGTCTGCGCGGCGCATAACTCATATCGTCATACGCATAGTACGGCATGATGTTCCAACCACGATTAGGGTAGTGTTCAGAATAGCCTTGCTCTTCCATTCTTTCATCCCGTTCCATTTCCTTAATATCTTTTAAGGTGTCAATAGCAACGCCGATTGTGCGCATTGCATCGGGGGACAAAGAATTTTTTGCCACCTCCTTATTCACCTCTCCAAGAATCAAAGTACATAGTTTCTTGTAATCTTCCATCTTTTACCCCCTTTCAATACGTCACATCCATGTCGGGACGCGAAAATATCACGTTGCTATTTTGGACGAGGATAGGGATATCACTTGTGTTTACAATGGAAACAGTTTCGCAACATCCTCTCCATATCTGCACGTTGATCGCTCTGCTGACATTAAAGAACTCTTCCACCGCCGCAGGAGTAACAATCATCGTACTTGCCGGAATAACAGACCCGTCAATAGCAATGGCAAGCGATATCTCGCCAACGGTTTCTCCTGTCGGAATTGCGATATTTGCGCCAAAGTCAACAAGGTATAATGCGTTGTTACACCTACACCCGTTCTTATACGGCACGTAACCGCTTAATAGGAAGTTCCCACTTCCATCCCTGTGTCGGACAAAACCACGATTGCAAGGTACGGGGGATTCCGTAAAGACAACCGACCCATTAGGAGAGAGCGTTTGAAGCGCGGCATTACTGTATTCAGCCATTTGCGCCACCCCCTTTACATTCCGCATCCGCAACCTACGTTATAGCCACCATTATTGCAAGTGAAGATAGGTGTTCTGCCATATACTGGCGTAGTCGGTACGGGGCAGGAATTGAGCCTGTTATACAGTTGGTCAACCTCGCTTGCGAATCCCTGTGCAATAAACGCATTTTGTGCTGTTTGAGAAGCATTACGGTTCGCTTCATTCAACTGGCTTTCAAGTTCGCGGATACGGTCATTCTTGCCGTCAAGTTCTAATTGGCAAAGTTTATCAAGAATCGCCTGTGTGCTTCTTGTCTGCGAATCAATGATATCACGGGTATTCTGCATAGCCTGTGTTCTATCCGCGCAATTCTCCGTAGCAACGGCATATTGTACGTCCTTAATCGCGCTCTTATTGTCACAGCAACATTGTGCCAACTGACCCTGTACGGCATTAAAGCCTTGCATGGTAGCGGTTTGTGCATTAAATGCCTGTTGCATATTAGCAATCTGCCTAGCATTATTAGACACTTCCGCAGTATTGAACCCGTTATTAAGAGCGTTGACAATACCGTTCCCTGTCTGACAGATATTCTGATTCACTCCGGCAATGCCAAGTTGCACATCACCAAATCCGCTTGTGACAGAGTTTTGTAAGGAATTGATTGCGCTCTGCGTTGCCGCATGATCGAATCCGGCATTGGTATTAGCATTGATAGCGTTCTGACCGTTTAAGAGCCACGGGAAATCATATCCCATGCCGCCGCCGAATCCACCCATGCCGTAGCCGCCAAAGCCACCAAGGGCGAAAAGGATGATAATCAGCCACCATGCCGAATCTCCCCAACCGCAACCGAAGCCACCGTTACCGCCACCGTAAGCAGGGGCAACAGGCATTACCATGTTTCCATCTTCTGAAAAACTCATGTGATTCACACTCCTTTCATTAGGTTGCCGCCAAAAACTGCGCATGAATTTAGCGGCGAGGGTTTATTGAATCTCTCGCGAGTAGATTTGACTTATAAGCAAGGAGTGTGTTACTATCGGATTGTCGGTGCGAGGTAGCACACTTACCTTGCGTATGGGGGTTGCAATCAAGGTTGCAATCCCCCACTTTCCCTATCTTTTGAAACTGTTGTATGCGCTCTGCGCCTGTTCCTGCGTCATAGAGCCTGTCTGAATAAGGTATTGCCCTATCTCCTGTGGACTCTTCATCCCGTGAATCGCGTTGTACTGTTCGTCTGATATCCGTCCATTCTCTTTCAGTACATCCGCAATAGATGATGGATTCTGCCGGACACGGTTCATAAGATTCATTACAGTATTCATTCGACCCATTAAAGGATTCATAGTTTAGTCCTCGCTATTCTTCCTACGGTTATTCGGCTTAAAGGTAAACTCCGAAAGCCTACGATCAACTTCATCACGCACTACCTCATTCAGTTTGTCCGTAATGATATCCTCAATCTCTTCCCGCTTGATGTACTCTTTCAGATCGGCTTTCGGCTTTTCCTGCTCATCCTCTTTCACAAGCCGATATGTTTCAAGCGGTAAAGGCTTTCCCGTCACATCGGTTTCTTTCTTATAGGCAAACGGTGCTTCGCTGTCTAACAAGACCATTGATTGACCCGCCGGACAATTCACAGCAAGTGCGCCCGCCTTACCTTGAACCCAAAGCGAATTTTGCGGTTGCTGATATTGTGGTAGATACGGTTGCTGATAATTCATTGGAAAATACGGATTGTAAGCCATTGTTTCATTCCTCCTTTGTGAAGTAGTAAATAGGTGTTTCACGCGAACTGTCCCATGCGTCTATGATGTTTCCGTTTATGACGGTAACTGCGTGTGTACCAGTTCCTAAAACATACGTTCCGACGTTATGATCTCTTGCAAAATCCTTTATCATGTAGCAATTCGGACAAGTGTTCGGAATGATATACCTTTTATAGCCTTTGTCTTTGAGATAATCACTCCATACCGTATTTGAGGAAGGGAGATCAGCCATTTCAAATCCCTTTTTAGCCAAGTCCCAATAGACATCATCCCACGGCTTTCTTTCCGCTACTGATATTGCACGTATCACGCAATCGCCTACGGTTTTCTTATATGGATTATTGTTGTAATTTACGTAACTCATGCGATCATTGTACGATTCCATGAACCATGTTAAAATCAACGTAACGTCTGTGTTTCGTACAATTTTAGGCAATAAAAAAGAGGGGCATCAGCCGTTAAGCCAATGCCCCGTTCAAAAGGAAAATTATATGAAATCAGCGATTTTGTTTAATCCTTTATAGCAAATATTCTTCACTTGTTGGATGGACATATCATACTTTTCCGCGATCCACTCATATGTAAAGCCATCTATGAAATGGTCTTTCATCACGTCACGATTTCGGTACGCCATTCTGCCTACGATATGTTCATCAATTAGTTTGGAGATTTCAGATGCGGTTTTGTTTTCTATCGTGTGCTTCATAGTCTTACCCACTTACATCTTTCTTTAGGAATCTCCCATATTTATCACGGTCTTGATCTCGTTGAACGATCTGACCATTGGGAATAAAGTATTTGTTTGCGCATTTTTCAGCCATAAGTACACCATTTTTAATCCATTTAAATATAGTTTGTGTGGAAACATCGTACTCTTTACTCGCTTCTTCGATTGTCATATAATTGCTATTCGCATTATGTTTCATGTTCCACTCATAAAGAATCTCGTCTAAAGATTTTCCCTTTTTTAATTTCCTTGTCACAAACCCACTATATGTAATACCGTTCTTTTCAATAAACTCTGCTAATGTAGTTTTTTCACCGTGATATTCAATCCAAACGGTATTACTTCTATTTCTGCTTTGCTCTTTCATATTAACCCAACGACAATTATTAGGTTCATAATCGCCATTGAAATCAATTCTATCAAGTGTTTGTTCATAACCATTCTTTGTGTCATCATATCCTGCCGAATACGCCCATTCCATAAAGGATTCAAATGAGTTTTTCCATTCTTCGCACATTTTTATGCCGCGACCACCATACCGATCATAACGGTAATAATTCGGATTATAGCAACGCTCTTTTGCATCATGGTATTTATGATACAAAATAGTATTCGTCATTCCATGCGTTCTTGTGTGTTTTGCCAAATTCATTCTGTTTTCTTTTTCCAAACATCCGCAAGAACGATAGATACCGTTCAATAGCATATATGATTTAAGAACCCTCTCGTTGCCGCATTCACAGTTACATAACCATTGCGACCTTTTTCCATCTATTTTTCTTACTACCGTAAGCCTACCGAAAACTTTGCCAACAAGATCAACTCCATTAAATTTGTTTCTGCTATGTTCCATGGCAATTACCCTTATAAGATGATTAAAGAGGGTGGCTTTTCGCCACCCTCTCTAATCAACTCATCCCTTTCTCTTTGGAGATTTTTGTATTCCTTTCCCCTTACACATCCTGCACCGTTCATACCCTTTGGGGATTTTCTTTGTTCTTGTTTTTGTCCTACTGTATGTCGCTCTCGCCATTTACATTCACCTCGCCATCACGCATTGATATCGCGTTACCACCGTCGGTAGAATCTGCCGTATAGGTTTCCGTAACCTCATCAACGAACTGGTTTTCATATACAACCCATGCGAAGTTTGAAATAACAAACGCCGCGAAGATCGCAATACATAAAATGTGCATCCTCACTAATTGACGTTCCATCCTTGCCATTGCGGATTCATGTACCACAAAATCGATTTTTTCATGTTCCATGATTATTCCTCCCAATACCCATCTTCAATCAGCCACGCTTTTACTGCTTCTTGTAACTCTGCGGGACAATCCTCAAAGTCCTTTGTGCCACTTTCGATTAAACGAACCCACGTATCTACCATGATTAACCCCCTATCTGCGCGTAAATGTCTGTAAGCGCACTCATAATCGCCAAGTTGTCCTCACGTGTCTGTTCTGCCGCATATACCGTGTACTCTGCGGGTGTCAGTTTCGCTTCTTCATAGGTGAACCATGTTACACCTTCCCGTTCTTCACTCTTGATTTTGCGGTGAAGATATACCGTAGTAGGGGAAGATTCATAGTCTACCTCTTTCGGTTTTACTGTGCTTTCTGATTTGTACCATTCGATTTTCATGCTACCCTCCTTTTATCATAGTTTGAAATGCGCCGCTTCATGTATTGAATATTCACATACGGCTTTATTCGTTCCTCGTAGAATCTGTAAGTGTCCGTGCAATCGAGCCAACCCATGTATGAAAGCATCTGCCGGATATCAAATACCGTCTTAACCTCTTTCTTATACAGTTTCATTGCTTTTCTCGTTGCGCGTAACGCTATACTTCTGCGTAGTGTTGTCCTGTTTCTGTAAAATCGAAACCCCATGAAGTCAAGAAATCGAAACCTCTCTTTGTAATTGAACCGAAACACTTGCCAATTATACTTCAATTCAAGTCCCAATTTGCTTTTAAGGTACGATTCAATCCTATTCTTCATTTCGTGTAACTCGCGCTTGTTGCCGTCAAAGACAATCATATCGTCCATGTAACGGTATAATACTTCGCGTGTAGTGTTTCTTTAATGTAATGGTCAAGGTCTTGTAAATACCAGTTTGCCAACCATTGTGACAAATAAAACCCAAGTGGTATTCCCTTTGGTATAACAGAAACAACTTCCTCGATTACCAACATGAACCTATCATCACGAATCGCTTTTCGCAGTTTATCCAATAGAACCTCATGTGGTATGTTCTCAAAGTATTTCTTTATATCCATCTTCAAACAATACTTGCAATCCTTACCACCGTTACGAATCCATCTTTCAACTGTTTTCTTCCCCTTATGCGCCCCGCGCTTTGGGATAGAGCCGTAAGAGTGTTCATACATCCCGTGCGTAAAGATTGGCATCATGGTATTTACAATCATGTGGTGTACTACTTGTTCGTAGAAATTCGGTACTATTATCGTTCGTTTCTTTCTCCGTATGCCATCGTAAATCTCTTTTGGTGTATGATGCGCGTTATGGAAATTCATTGCGTAGTTTTTAATCTCATCATGGAAATTAGGGTTCTCTAAACACCTCTTAACACTCGGTTTCTTGTGCTTATACTTCGCCGCATTCTTTATCGCAAGGTCGATGTTTTCATCCGATATATACTTCTCCCACAAGTGATTATAAGATTTCATTTTTTTCTTATCCCCTCGTCCACTTTGGCTATTGCTACTCACAGACGCTTGCTACGGGTTCATTTTTACCAAGAGGTAAGGATTATGTTGAACATTTAGTTATCACCCCAAAATAGATAAGAAATGCGCCGCGCCATTACTCCAATTGGTATCGGACACCGTGTTGTTCAGATTCGAGTAGAACGTCCCATCATGCAACCTGTTGTTCGAATTGCCGTCGCAGATAGCGAGAAGCCGCGGTTGTCGTTCAACAAAACCCTGTCATTTTCCTTGCAATAATCCATCAAACTCACTTTCATACATTGAGACATCGATGTGTTGCATTAACAATTCAAGTATCTTTCGCGTGAAGTGTATTAGTTTATCTATCAATTCTTGTTGCATCAATATAATGTCCGTCATAGTTTTGTTCATGGAGAGGGGGAACACCCCCTCTCCAAACCTCTCCCCCTATGCAAGTTATTTACAAGAAAGCGCCGCGCCAAGACTCCAAAAGGCACCGGACACCGCGTCGTACAGACGCGAGCAGAACGCCCCACCAGGCAACCCGTAGTACGAATTGCCGCCGCAGACAGCGTAATTCACTTGGCTATTATTAAACCAAAATCCATCACACATATATGTTGAATCAGACCCCGCCGCATTGTACGGAATGAACCCTTGCGCGGTTTTCTTCCATTTGTTGATATACCCGCCGCTTGTACCCGCAGGAGTCGCACCGCTTACTGTGACATATCCCGAACCCGTGGTGTTAAATCCATCAACGGTAGAACCATCTTCCTGTCCCCAAGTCATCTTGACTTTCTGCGTACCGTTGGCGTTAATCCATCCTGCACGTTGTTTCCACAGATTACCCCAAAAGTTCTCAATGCCGAATACCTTGACTCCCGCCGCGCCTTGATTCTCGCCCCAAAACAGACCTTTTGTGTTCATCGAACCCGTTGTGACGATGCCAGTATTTGTCGCAGATACATACCCCGTATCGCGTCCACGCCCAAAGGTTGCCTGTGAATTAGTGGAATAACCGATAAGCGTAAGTAAGTCAATCACCAAATCACCGTCTGCTTTGTGAGTTGTATAATATCCCTCATGCCCGTCTGCAATACCGTTGTTATTTGCCAACGCGAAGTTAATTTCCTGTTGGCGCGTGGCATTCGACATAATATATCCACTTGTCAGCGCATTTTTGTTATGGCAAGCCTTGCCGGAGATAGAGCGTAACCTTGTGCCGTCATAAGAGCCGTCATACGCCGCGAGATAAATATACGGCAGGACGTTCCCATTTTTGTCGTGGTGCGCATAAGCATGGAAATCAGACGTAATCTGTTTATTAGAGATAACAACATACGTCTTTGTCCCGGATTGCCAACGGTTGAAGTACACGGTAGGAAACTCCACCATGACATTGCCGTTGTAAGCGAAGTTATCAACATCCGATGCCGTTCCGTCTGCTTTCTTCGTGTAATCGGTAGGGTCAAGATAATAGTCCACCGTACCGTCATATTTCAGCATACACGGTTTAGGGAAGAAGAACTCATTGCCCGTCCATGAACCCATAACAAACGTGTCATTGGCAAAGTCCATGTGTGCAGGAGTGAAGTTAAGGTTCTCGCATCCCCATGCGGATTCATACGCCGTAACACACGTTGCGGGATTGGAATCGTTCTCGTCAATCTGATAAGCGTAAATGTGGTAGATAAGAAGCGGCACATTGTACGTCTGTCTTAAAGCAGATACCGTAACATTCGCAGTACCGATACCGCTTGTACTCTGTTCCACTTTTGCCACATAATCGCCCAATTCCTCGACGAACACATCTGCGACCATCTGACCGCCAACTAACCGAAGTGTGGTAGTTGCCACTTGCACGTTGTTCTTATACACCGTCACCGTCTTTCCGATGATATCAAGGTCGGAAGATGTGAAGTGTAATGTTGCAAAGTTCAGAGTAAGGTTGCATTGATACGTTCCGAAGTAGGTAAGGTTAAGGGATGCTTTTGCTTCGTTCCCCTCGGAATCAGTACACGAAAGCGTGACACTTCCGAACATGGTAACATCCGTAAAGTAGCACTCCCCATCATTTCCCATCGTTTCGGTCATGGTATGCGTCCCATCGGTAAGTGTAACCGTCCTGCCATATAAAGCAGAATCCGTTGTTACCGCAAGAACCGTTGACCCACTCGCCGCAGAATAGATGGTATGATATTGACCATCCCCAAACAGAGCCTTGCCAACATCCGTTGTGTAAGGCTTCGGAACAAGACCCGATTCGCCATCATTGTAGTTTGTTGCTCCGCGCATGACGGCTACCGTACCGCTACTCTGTACGCCGCTTTCAACCCATGCGTAAGTAGATGGAGAGACAGAGGTATCTTCCACACACTCATAGAAATAATTGTGGGTAAGCGTTCCAGTATCAGCGCCGATGTATTGAACTGTCTTTCCGACATAATCAGCACTTGCGGTCGGCAATACATCGTACTGAATCTTCTCGCCTGTTACCACGGTGCGGTTATTTGTCTGATCGTCCGTTACATCCATGTTGACGAATTGGAGATTTTCACGGGCGGTCATATCCATTCCATCTTCTGATTCGATGGTATGACCCGCAGAACCGCCATCTTGTACGTTCTTCACATTCCATGAATATGTAGGCGGCGTTTCTCCATCGCTCACGCATTCGTAGAAGAATCCATTGGTTAGGCTTGCGGTGGTATTTCCTACATACTGCACGATCTGTCCTACATGGTCAGCATCCGCAGTAGGTAAGGTGTCATACTGAATCGTCTGACCGCCCGCATCTTCTGCGTTTTCAAACTCACCCGATGTGCCGTTGTATTTGATGATTTGCCCGTCTTGCAGATTGGTAAGGTTTACATCCCCAAGGTTGGCAAGGTTAGATACGCCACCTTTCGGGAATGTTTCAATTATGTTCGCCATTTAGGTTTCCTCCTTTACGATGGTTAACCGTTTACTCGGTCGGTTTTTCCGTCTGCTCTTCCGCAGGATTCTCCGTCTGCTCTCCTGTCTGATTCTTTTCCATCGATTAAAGATACTTCTAAAAGATAAAGTGCCATTTTATTTCCCTCCTTTTAATTTTGAGACATCATGCATTGATGATTGCATACTGCATGATTTTATCCTCCTTTTATATGTGTTGATTAACCAATAATTGCGAAAGCAGGGCGCACGCCATGAGCGTTGGACGCGTTGTCGCGGTTCGCACAGCCGTTGTTGTAGACAAACGCGAAACCAGTCGCCGAAACGACCGAACGGAGCCACCAGCCCGCACGTGTTGTGATGAGATCGGGTCTTTCCTGGAAGAGTTTCAGCTGACACTTGTCAATGCCTGTCTCATAGCCGGGATGCGACGCCCACGCACTGCAACCGTAGACCATCGCCTCGTTCATGAGGTCGATGTCGGAATCCGACCACGCCCAATTTGACGCCTTTCCGTCTGTAACGGCGGTCGTGAACATCTCTCGATGCGTAAGGATATTGGCAGCTCCGAAGTCTGCTATAATCTGTGCCCTTGCCGTGGCAAGCGCGGTGTTTGCGTTGTTACCTGTTTTCATATCCGAGCCTGCATAACCACTCGTTGTGATATTGGTATCGTTCATCTTACCAGTACCGATGTTGCCTGCAGGAATAACAAGCATGTGGTGCGTGGTGCATTCGGTGTCTCCTGTGCGGAGCCAGTAATCAGGATGTGCGAAATAGTACACATGACCATTGATTGTCAGATAGCCACCGACGACCGCTTTTTCAAACTTGCCCGAGGAAATATCCGCTTTCAGTTCTGCGGTATATTCAGTACCGAGATTGACAAGCGGTAACTGCCTGCCCATTTTATTGATTGCAAACTCCGTCAGTTCCTTATTCGTCATAGCATAGGGCTGATAGGTGTTATCGGGGTCGGAGGCAAGACGGAGCATGGGGTAGACCTTATGATTGGTAAAAGTATTATTCTTATAGATTTGAAGCGTTATACCCATCTCATAAGTGATAGCAGAACTTAAAAGAACCCCTTTACCCAAGTCAACCACATAATTGCTTGTACCGTATCTTGCAATCATTCGAGCTTTTGTGTACTCTGTTGGATGACTACCATTAAGTATTAAGTCACCATATTTTGCCAACACACTATTCAAATCACTTGTAGCAAATATGCGGATATAACTATCTTCGGTTGACGTGCCATTCAATGTTATAACTTTATTATCATCAACTGTAACTGTAACGCCGTTGATAGTCTGTGAGGTTGCGGTATTCTGTAACAGATTCTTCGCACCCAACACTCCCTGTGCATTAAGTTGATTCTGTATAGCCTGCTCATTGTAAGGGTGATAGGTGCTATCCTCTATGTCGGCTTTGCGGAGCATAGGCTTAAAGACGATGTTGGAAACTGTTGTTCCATTACCTATTCTTAAACATACATAAGTATAATTTTCATCGGGAGTAAATGTTACGCCATTCCCCGTATCCAAATAATTTCCATATTGTATATTATTTTCATTCCTTATATCTAATCTATAAGTATTCCATGCACCATTAGACGGGCAGCCAGTAAGAGTTAAACTTTCCGGCACATAGTTAAATATACCGATAGTTTCAATAATGTCTGATGTTGCCGTACCATTTGCAGTAATAGTACCATCACTATTGACAGTAAAAGTTACACCACTGACAGTCTGTGTAGTAACCGTATTTTTCAGCAGATTCACCCCATGTATCTCTTCCTCATACATTACTTCTACTGATTCATGATAGGGTTCATAGGTATCATCTGTTATAGATGCATCACGGAGCATAGGATAGAATGTAAGGTTATTTATTACAGCATTTGCCCTAATAACGATTGCTACCCCATACTGAACAACCGTATCTGTATCAACTGTAATATCAATACCATTTCCGTATTCACGGTACATATTGGCATCTGTATTATCAATGTTCATGAATAACTGGTAAGTTGTATTGCTACCACCTGCCGGACAACCTGACATAATATAACTTCCACGCTTTAATGTGAATGTGCCAAGTATTGTAAGTGAAGATTGAGTGGTAGCCGTACCATTAGCAGTCACACTACCGTCTGCATTTACGGTAAAAGTCACTCCGTTTATCGTCTGTGTGGTAGCCGTATTTTTCAGCAAATTCTTCCCTGTCCAGCCTACTGTGTCTTTCAACAGGTCTGCGCTTGTGTTAATCGAGTCTTGAACATTTTCAGGGGTTGCGAAATCACTTGCTTTCTTTCCACTATCAGTAAGATTGCCATTGGTATCTAACCCCGCAAAGTCACCATTTGTCGCGGAAGAAACTTTGTCTGCCTTGCCCGATAAATCAACGAATCCACCAAGCAAGTCAAACTTATATGTGCCACTTCCAACATCAACAATGACAACATTATCACCAATGCTGATAGGATTTCCCGCACCGCCAACGAAATCTGCCGTAGTTGTTCCCGCCGTTGTGATGTTATATACATTCCCAAGGTTTTCAACCACAAGAAGCGAACTGATTAACTCTGCGCTTGTCTTATCTCCTGCGGGTTTATAGATAGACGGGTCAAGTGTTACCACCGTTCTGCCGTTTACCGCATCGTCTGTAACGCTCATGCCGACAAACTGTAAATCATCACGTTTAGTCATATCGTTTCCGTTGCCATCAACGATTGTATGACCGCCATTAGGGATGGTTACAACTGTCTTATTATTTGTCGAGTCATCCGTCACCGTTGCGCCAACGAACTGCAAACCATCACGCGCGGTCATATCTTGTCCCGCATCGTCAATGATGGTATGTCCGCCCGTACCACTTCCACTTGAACCACCCGCATAAATCGTTACGGGTAAATCAATAGACGGAATACTCTCGCACTCAAACGTGAACTGATTGCCGTTTTGTGCTACCGTTCTTATAAGTGCTGATGCATACGCTTCTTTCTGCGCATCCGTTGCACTTGCCGGAACACCGATAACACCGTTCATACTCGCTTGATAACCAGTAAACGTAACCGTCTGTTGATTCTGTGCATCCCATGAAGCCGCAAGTAATGTAGCCGTAACAGAGATTCCGCTACCGCTTTCACCACCGCCCTCTTGAACTTGGATATTCTGCCACTTGTACGTTGCGCCATCTAACACGCACTCATACCAATAGCCTTTTGTATAGGTCGCAGTTGTTGAACCAACATACTGTACGATTGTACCAACTAATTCGCTACTCGCTGTTGGCATCGTATCGTATTGGATGGTTTCTCCATCACCGCCGCTAACAAGGACAAAACCATTTGTGGAATCGTAGCGATAAGTCTTATCCGTATCTTTCGTCACATAAAGTGTATCTTCCGCTCCTGCGATCTCCGTTGTGTAAGCAGAATCATCATAGAACTTTCCATCTGCTTCTTTGAGATAGCCGTAGTAGACAGACTTTGCACCACTACCACCCTCAAACTTTCTGAACTTCCCCGTAGTAGGGTCTGCCGTATTCGCTTTGGAATACAAATAGATTGCTCCATCGTCTTGACAGATCGTGAAGTATCTATCCGGCATCGTATTGTCATTGACCGAACGCATCTGTACTTGCGTTAACGCCATTGTTTCATCAATCGGATTTTTTGATGTACGCTTGAATGCCTGTGAAACCGAAATAGCCATTTACTCATTTCCCCTTTCTTTAGTATTTGAATGTGAACTGTGCGTTCGTATCCGTTGTAGGATCAGCAGATACGTACACAAAGTAACTGAATCCATCCACAACAACCGTAGACTTGTTCCATCCCGAAATGGTTTCAAATCCGTTTGGATCAAGAATGGAACTCAAATCCCCATAGGAACTGTCATAGGCGAACACCATGTACTCATTGTTCGTTGTAAACTTAAATGATTTCTGCCCCTTTTCCGTAACACTCTTTGTAAGTCCCGCGAAGTCGGAGATCGTAGAACCCGCAGACTTACCATAGAAATACGCTTGAATGAAGTTGATGGTCTTTGATGCCTTGACACTTCCTGCGGGTAACGGAGAATCGTAATTATTTCCTTCGCTATCCAACGGTTGTGTGCCTTGTGCATAACTAACCGTACCTTCAATCTTGATCGTACCCTTTGTACTTCTTGTAAGAGAAGGAACGCTAAACACGCCGGAAGATTCGCTTGAATCAGAATACTCCGTATCTGCTCCTGTTGTAGCAATCGCATAACCAGTAGCCGCGCCACCACGATCATTCTGTTTCACGCCGTTCAATACGATTGCTCCTGCGTCATAGACTACCGTTCCTGTCTTTGCCGTAATTGAACTCTTCACTTCTGCGTATGTGTCAACAGAGTATGTAAGGCTTGCACTCGGCGGGGTAAAAACAGGATATGCAACAGGGTTAAGCAAGTCCTTAAAGATATCCTCTAAACTTGTTCCCTCTTCATACACCGTTCCGCTTGTGATTCCACCTACGGTCTGTGTTACGCTTAAATCATCCGTAAGAACCGATCCGATCCCAAGATCATCGGCAGACAGATCACCCATAAGGGTTACACCATTGATCTGCGGCTTGTTACTTAATTGCGTGTAGTCTTTTGTACCACCTCCACCGCCACCGCCGCCGGAAAGCGATTTAATGGAAAGCACAGCAATGTCTTTTGAAACTCCCATTTCTTACTCCTTTCTTTGTGAAATTAAAGACGCGATTGTACGTTGTCCCGCCAACCCGTCAACAACTAACCCATGTTTGGATTGATAATCACGCACCGCCGCTTCTGTCTTAATACCCATGACGCCATCTTGTAAAAGATCGTAGCCGTGATTATTCAATTCGACTTGTAGCCAACGCACATCTGCGCCTTTACATCCGCGCTTTAACGTGCGTGTCGGTGTATCATAGGGATTTTTAGATGTGTTGCTTGAAGTGCTTACAGATAAAGCAGAATCGTATTTCGTAAGATTGTACTTCTCAATGATCTTGATAACAGAGTTTACTTCGGTAGAACTGGTCATATAGCCGGAGAGTTTGATTTGTTGCATTTGAAGTTTGTAATCAACTCCTGCTTGCACCCTTGCGTATAACTTTGTATTCAACAGTTCATAGTAGTTCAATACACATTGTTGCATCGAATCATAAGATCGAAAAGCATCCGTAATAACCGTGTGTACCCCTATCTGATACTCTTCTTTCGTCTTTGTCTTAAAAAACCCGCCACTCCAATACTTCGTTGCGGTTTTCCCTGTGCCAACCTTTTGACCAAGGAACGAATTATGCTTTGTACTTCCCGCCGTTCCGTAGGCAGATTCCACACACGCCATGCCAATACAGACGGATGGAAGAACCTTGCCAACTTTCTTAAAAGCATTTTGCGCACACGGGGCGATCTTCTCAATAAACGCCCGTACTTGCATTTCCGTTGCCATCCTATATACCTCTCTTCCTGTTTTCATCGTTTCATATCTTCACCTCTCTATATGTAAAGAGCCTTGCATGATCTCTCACACAAGGCTCGTTACTTTCTCAATTCCATCCGTTGAACTGCGGTATATCCGTTATGGTAATTGAATAATTCCAACCCGCTATGCGTCACTACCCATATCCATGCGATTGCGAGTACAGATATAATCGCAATAAGGACTTTAGTTGAATTATCCATTGACAAATCCCTTAATCGCTTCGTTTGTTTCCAGTAGTTTCCGCATATCAATCAATACGGAATCAATTAAGCAGGAAAACTCATCAAACGTCATTATCTTTGCCATCCATGAAAACGTCTTGCAAAATTCGTTATAGCAAAATCTCAATTTTGCCTTGCCAGTACCGCCGCCAAGTTGTCTTTCTGCTTCAAGAGTGATCCAAAGCATCCATTCTTTTAGAGCATTTATCTGCTCATCCGTAGGCTTATTCAGAAACTTCTTCACGTATACGATTGCACAAACGATCACCGCGATTAACACAACAACCAAACTCCAATTATTTACTATCCATTCCATTATCTTGTTCCTCCTTATATATTTGATATGCTATTACGCCAACAACAATAGAAAAACCTATTGCAAAAACCAACGCCACCAATGCTATCGCTTCAACCATCATTAAACCTCATCAAACGGTACATCATCCGTCCGTAGTTTCCACTTCTTTATCATTGCGCAAACGAACACTTCCCCGCCGTGAAAGCCGTACCAAGCGACGGTCAACGAATCGTGTGTAACGCCAGTAATAGACGAAACAATCATTTCCGCAATGGCAAACAATACACACGCAACGATGCAATATATAATGTAAATATCAAGTCCGTTAAGTTTGATCTTCTTCATTTGATTATCCCCGCACTTAATAAGCCGATCAGAATACCGATTACCCCGCTTATGATTCCACTCACAACAGCGTCCCATCGTTTTGCGGGTTTCTCTTCAATGGCGTCCAGTCTCGTCCCTTGCTTTTTGATCTCATCCGTCATGGTTTCGATGTTGGCGGTCAGACGCTCGATGCTGATGGTGATCTTGTTGACCTCTTTCAGACCCTCTTCGAGCGCGGAGATTCGCATATTTTGTGTTTTGTCTCGCTCATCGATGCGGTCGGCGAATTCTTTATGAACCGTCCACAATACATACTTTTCGTCGTCGTTCATCACGTTACCCCATCTATTTATACATCTGCCGGATTTGAACAAGTTTACGGATAAGCGTTTCCACCCACTTGTCGGAACGCTTGAAAAATTCTTTTGTCTTGAACTTCGGCTCTACATCATCCATGCGCTTTATGATGGATCGTATCTTTTCCTGCTTAATACTTACATAATCCGATTCAAGGTTTAAGTGATTCAAAATGATCCAGTTAAAGGCTTCACGGTTTATCACTTCCAAAACATACTTTGCAAGATAACCGCCGTATCTGCTCTCGTCTGTTTCTAACTCACACTCGATTCCCATTATGTATGAATGCGCGTATTCTGCCTGTTGAAGAATTACATCCCTCTCCTTTACGTCTTTCCCCACCCTTACATTATTCGTCTTTATCTCTATAAGTCCAGTTTTTATTAGTACAATAAAAATCAAAACAAAGACCAATAGAAACACCAACACCAACAATGCATTAGAATTGGTCAGCACCTTTGCAATCGCATCCCACATTTTATTCTGTCTCCTTATCCATCTGTCTTTACCACATAAAAAGAACCCGCCGACTCTCGCCAACGGGTTATACTTCGGTTCACGGAAAAGCATATTTTATGGAAAATCCCCATGAACCGTAAGTAAAGGTATTATATCAACTTGATCTATAAGATGCAATTACAGATTGTAATTATGCAGAGTCTCAAATGTTGCGGTATGTGTTAGGGTATGTCTCGGTTCAATAGTTGTTTCAAAAGCACCGTATGTGATATTGCGGGACATATTAGTGCGTGTTAAATGTGATTGCGTAATACCATTAGTTTCCGTTCTTGATACGCTTGAAAGTTTTGTATACTTTAATCCACTATCCCTATAACTAACCGTATATGTCGGGTAAACGTATTGGGTAGCCGTTTGTAGTGTTGTTGTATAAAGCATTGTGCGATACCATAATTGATACCCTCTTGCTTCATTGTACGTTTCGGAAGATTCTGTATAGATTTGTGAAGTGGAAGATGTTTGTTCGTAAAACTTCGTTGTTCCTGTTTCTTCCGCTCCTGTTCTATATGTAAACGATGTACCAAATTCGCCACACCATGTACTTGCCGCACAAGACGATGTAAATGAACTCTGCATTGTATACGCGCCTGTCCATATCGTCTTATCATCTATTATTTCTTCTACTGTCCTTGTTTCGGAAAGATATCCAGTACCCGACCATGATTCCGTATGTTCCGACTCACTTGATACTCTTGACCGTGTACGTTGTCTGCCGATTCTCGCAGTTTGACTACTATTGATACGAAACTTCAAAGAACAATATTGCGAAGCAGATACATCCGAGGTGAATCCATGTCTTACTTTCGATCCACTTACATTCATGTTAAGTCGGATCGTGCCAAATTGAGGATCATTAAATTCGGGATCATCAAACGATATTTCTTCACCTTGATAAATATACGCAAGTCCTGCCATCACTTAATCCTCATACCATTTTTATCAAACTTATACTTCTTTTTGCACTTAATCAGATCATCAAAGTCATAAGAAAACTCTTTGCATCCATCCATGATGTAATCATCAAACGTAACCCAAGGTTCTGTGAAGTGTACGTCTGAATGGTTTTTCACAACATACAATTCTTCAATCTTACGGATGTACGAATACTTGCCGAAGTTCTCTTTTGTCATTTGCCGTAACTCATTGCACGAATCCCGCAAGATATACCAATCATCTTCTAACTTTGGTACATAATCAGTTTCCGCAACGTGCCGGATAAATGACAAAAACGTGTAATACGAATACACGGTCATATTTAAGAGTTTCTTATCATACTGTTCTTTTGTTCGCTTTGTCTGATTTACATTGGACTTCCGACTTTTCATATACTTCAAAATATTAACAGAACCATTCATCGTATAGCCGGAAAGCATATATCCATAATGCGGATCAATCCTGCTCTGTGATTCTTCATTTGGATACCATAGATAATAAAGTCCCTCATTATCTAACAGGATTCCCATATAATCCGCATCGTTATCCAACGCATAGAAGAAGCAGGACATAAAGTAATAATCTTCTGCGTGTCTTGATTGTGCCTTATTGAATCGGATATTATGCTTATTCAAGAACTCCCTGTTATACAGTTTGCTATTAAGCCATATCCTATTGGAACTCTCTATTACATGAGTGTGATGATCGTCAAACTCAAACAATGGAGCAGAAACCAACGCTACGTTCTTTCTGTCCTCTTTATAGATTGGTTTGCCATCCTTATCAACATTGTACGATCCATCGGGATTAAGGACTAATCCGTACCCCTCTGCCGCACCTACGATAATTGATACGGCTAAACCATTTCCAAATTGATCGTCCTCATCCATGAACATAAACCATTCATGTTCCGTATTATCAATTCCGAACTGGCGTGTTAATCCTTGACCGCTATTCTTCGGCATGGTAATACACCGTATATCAATCTCATTCTTATAGCGATCAACAAGGTCTTGATAGTTGCAATCCGTATTGGGAGAACAATCGTTTACCAATGTCACATGGATATACTCTTTCTTCCATTGTGTTGATATGGATGCAAGTCCACGGTTAATCAGTTCAGATCGTCCGTAACACGGAATAATCAAATCAATATCAAACATTTTATCCACCCCTTGATATTCTTTTATGCCCCCGTATCGGGTATTGTCGTAATCCACACCGCTCCATCTATCGTTGGTTCGGGATCGGGATCAACAGGAATTGTCATTTGCGCCCCACCTAAATGCGCAAGGTCGTAACACCATTGCTCATACGTTCCAACATACCCACCCAAACAAGCATCGGCATATGCGGTTACATTATGTATTGTTTCAGATTTTAAGATAGCCATAATTCACCTCATATAACGCATTGGAGAGATATACCGTATCTACTACTCGATGATGCGTTTGCAATTCCTGTTCCAGTAGAATTAACATATACCGTAGAATTGCTGTTAGTCCTTATTGATCGTGTCCAATATGTAGTGCCTTTTGATCTCTTTGTGCTATCCGTATAATACGACAGCATTGAACCATCAGACGGATTTACATCACTAATTGTCGCTCCAAATATTTCATGGGAAGATGGAATAGTGAAGTAATCACTTGTTGATACCGTCATATATCTACTCAAACTTGAATTATACACATATGTATTATTCACATGGCGTTGGAATATATCAACAATATCAGAATCAAACGCATTCCTTACCGCGCCGTTTAGCCAATTCCGTATGTTCGATGTGTCCCATGTTCCCGATCTTGTTTCCGTTGTGGTTAATGTTCTCGTCATGCCTAACACAAAAGCGCATTCCGTTACATTATCTACTAATGTTCTACCACCAACATTCATAATTGTTAGAGTTATGGTTTGCGCCGCCTGTGCATATCCACCCGAAAAAGCCGCTATTGCAGATAGGTTAAAACTCCTTGTATCGCCAACGTGCCAATAATCAGCAAGGTCTATCTCCCCCGCATAATGCTTTCGGAGTGCCTTTTTGATACCATCAGCCGTTCCTGTCTCCCATGCCGGAGGAACGTAAACAGGAATCCCATGTGTAGTAATAAACAATTCCCGTTCTGTTGGAGATTGTGGGTCGATAGGAAGTGTTAAGCCGGAACTTGAAATAGATGCGTACAACTGTTCTCTTGTTCCTTGATACCCACCCTCTAATGCTTCTCCATATGCGGTTATAACTCCTACGTCTTTTGAGTTAAGTATATGGGACATTATTATTCTCCATCCGTATTCGACTCTTCTTCGCCAGTATTTGACTCTTCTTCGCCCGTATAAGAGTTGATGAAACCTATCTTCATATCAAAACTTTGCATTGAGTATTTATTTTCTACATATCCAGTCCCAATCAACGGGAGTAATGCGAATGCGACATTATCATTTTGCCAATATAAGCAATTACACGAAACAGTATATGTTTTATTTTCATCTTCATCGTAAATCTTCATGTACGCTTCGCCATACATACTGTTCCGTGTGTCGCCGCTTAATTCCATTGGCTTTAATTTATCAATGCGATACTCTCTTTTCATTGTTGCCAATAATTGATATGCTGTGTATGATCCGATTTTTCTATTGTTATCATTAAATTTCCCGCAGTAGTGAAGTATTGTAAGGCGACCAAATCTATACATTATACATTGTTCATCGGTTCTAAAATTAACAGGCTTAAGGTAATCTGTAATATCTGCCATTTCAACATCGCCAACGCCAATTCCTAATTCCTCACTTGTCTTATTCCCAACAAGTTCAACTCCATTGATGCTCGGTTTATTACTCAATGCGTTGTATTGCCCTTTCATCAAGGCGGCGAAGTCTTGCTTAAACTGTTCTTCCGTCCCTTGATATCCACCCGCCAAAGCATAACCATACGCCGTGACAAGTCCTAAATCTTTTTGAATAATGTCTGTTTGCGCCATAACATAATCCTCATTATTGGTTAAGTATTTGCAATGGTTTATAGTATTATTGGCAATACCAAAGTGGCAATTACGATAATTGCGTCATTCTACTTCTGCATTCAGTCAAACGGCAGAATCATAAGGCGAGAGCCAACACTTTCACCGTATCGGTCTTCAGCAAAATTACCCAAAAATCCAAAAAGTCCGTTCGTAGCGCGTTGATAGTAGTTACCGCCAGTAAACAATACTGTACCATCCTCATAGTAAGCATAATAATCACCGACGTATGTATCTAATTCAGTAGTGGCAGACGGATGAATTGCCCATTCATATCCACTTGCATTTGAGATCGAATATGACTTGATATAATTGGTGGTTGTTGGTCTAACGCCAATAAGTGTTCCGTTTGCGTCATCGGAGAATTGCGCAGGGTTTAATATTCCATATACATTTACCCCGTTAAAATACAAACCATCGCACCAATCCTGCACATTCCCCCACAAGTTCTCTATGTTCCTATACTGATTAGCCCCATAAATAGTACTACCAATTCCACCAGATGTAGTTCCCGTGTGATATGGCATAGAATCGGTTGAACCCATATTATACGGTTCAGATGAAGTCGAAGTGGTTTCCGAACATCCACCACCGATCTTTTCTTGTGAATTCCAATTCGCAAATTCCACAAGGTAAAGCATCCAAATGGTCACTAACGTTGCATAATCCCATTGCCAAATACTCGTCCCCAAATTGTGAATATTACTCCTAAAAACTGATCGTGTTATAGAGGTTTTTGGCTTTACACCCGTGACCGACTTGTAATTGGAATTACCACAGTGATATCTCCCGACGTATATCACATCCCGCTCGCCTGTTCCATCACCTCTATCCATGTGAGCCGGGGAGCAATGGAATCCGTTTGACGATGCCCACTCCGCACCGTTTGATGCCGGGGCAATCTGAATTTTAAGACCCAACGTATTAGTGGGATCGGCGTAATCCATCTTGTAATAGAATTTGGGTATAGAAACAACAGTTCCCGCATCAGCGTTTTCCGATCTCACCATTCCCGCCCACGGTTGAATGTTGTCAAACGGGCTTGACGGTGTTTCACTCATTCCCGCATAATACGGCTGTGGATTACTGAACGAAGCCGCATCGTCCGTTCGCGTCCATGTGTTGTGTGAAGCACCGTCCCACACCGCACCGTAAACACTATGCGCAGGAACAACTGTTATACTTTGTGAAGTCGCATAAATAGATTCTGCCCCGCTCCATGTGTAGGAAATATTCACTCTTTCATCCGTTGCACTTAATGTCTGTCCATTTGCAGGAACTTTCGTGACGCTACTTGTTATGTCAATCTCCGTTCCATCACTCATAACGCCCTTTACAACAATGCCTGTGAGATTAAGAACTTCTCCAACATAGTACGATGTTTTCGTAGGTGGCGTGGCAACATAAATTCTTGCAAGATAAACTCCACCACCGCCACCCGCTTCGACCGTGACGCTAGATAATCCATAATAGCCCGAATCGGGTAATACAGTTTGTTGTTCTTGCGTTGGTGTTACTATTTTATCTTGCAGAATAGCCGCTTTGACCGCAACAGATTCAAGAGCATCATATCCATAATCCGGCTCTACAACTTGATCAATTTGGTTTACTTCTACTGTTTTTGTTTGATAATTTCCAACAGATGTTGCATTAACAATAACAGAAGATAAACCATAATACCCGCTATCCGGCGTAACTTGCTGTTGCGTGTTGTTCGGTATGACAGTTTTACTTTGCAAATTCGCCGCCGTAATATTAACTTGTTCAAGAGCATCATATCCTTGATCTGCCGTGATCTGTTGTGGCGAAGAACTTGGATTCACATTTTTCGTTTGCAGTTCTAATGGGGATGATGCCGCAACATTCACTTTTGAAAGACCTATGAATTGTTCATCCGGCTCAATCGTTTGCGCACTTGCAGACGGTGTAACTGATTTGACTTGCAATGCCGCTCCACTCACAATAACGCGAGATAAACAATTATATGCACCATCCGGCTCTACGGTTATTTGTTCTGTTGCAGGATTAACCGTTTTTTCTTGTGCGAGGATTGGATTGACCGCCCCAACAGTAACACGCGATAAACCAGTATATCCACTATCCGGCGTGATTTGTTGTGCTTCTGCTGTTGGAGTCGCAACTTTTTGTTGTAACGCAACCGCATTTACGCGAACGGATGAAAGACCAGACTTGCCAACATCTGCTTCCACTATTTGCACATCACCACTCGGATTAACCTCTTTTGATTGGAGATCAATAGCATTAACAGTAACCCTTGATAATCCATTATATCCACTATCGGGAAGTACATTCACAACATCGCCAGTAGGATTAACTATCTTTTCTTGAAGAACAGAGCCGCCCGAAATACTCATAATTGCGCTCGGCATTTCGGACGGTAACAAGTCACCACTTGCTCCACCCTTCTCTCTTATAGCACCCGCAATATCTTCAAGATATGAATTTGTGATTAAGGCTTTAACCACATCATTTGCCATTGTTTAGTACCCCGTTGTGTCAGCGTTGATCAAACCATCTTCATTCACAGTTACGATTAAATCCTTGTGCGTTGGATCAAGTTCAAAATCCAAATGATCAAGTAATACGGATTTTGTCATAATCAAATGTCCACGTTCATCAATCATAAACCCCAAGTATCCGGCTTCTCCAAGATTGAACAACGCCAAATCTGACGCATCTTGCGCCACTTTCGCCCAATACTTTGAGTTATCCATTGCGCTCGGAGATTCGCCATCTGTCCATTGCGCCCATTTATGCGCAAGATCAATCGCTTCTGCCGCCGCCGCTTGATAACCGTCAAGGTTATTGATCATATCACGCAACTCAACAACGCGATCATCAATCACGTTTAGTGCATAATCACCCGCATTAAGATTTGTAGCGTTAATCGGGGTTGCTGTTGATGGCTTGTTTTGCCAGTTTCTCCTTGTGAATACCTTGCTCCATATTGCCATTCTTATCACTCTCCAATTCGCTAATCAACTCCACAACTGCGGTTTTCTGAACATCCGACTTTACATCAGCGATAATGCCCTCCATGATATACGCCGGAAGTTCGTTTTCCATCATTATCTTGTTTGTGTATGCGAGTAATGTTGCTCTTGCCTTTACAATTCGATCTGCTACCGTTTTCATGTTCCACCCCTTTTATCGTTTATTTTAGAATCCCGTTGAATCAGTAAAAATCCCATTGATAAATGTCAATGACGCAGGATTGCCACTTGAATTTGTCACCCAATACGTGCCGCTTTTCGCAGTACCATTGTTATCATTACCATCTGTTACCGTTATTTCATTTGCATATAAATCAATAGTGTTATCAGCGTGTTGTTGCTTTCCGCTTATTGTAATAATATCTCCCTCTATTGTTGCTTCATTTTGATGTACACTAACAATCGCAGGATGATTACGTGGTGAAGTATCTCTCGCTTTTAATGAAATACTTGAAGTCGCTTTTCCTGCGAACATTCCACCACCCGCAACATAAGAATAAAGGTCATTGGGATTTTTATTATCATAAAATTCAAGACCGTACCCACCACCTACTAACGAACATATATATCTATTGTGATTTGCATCAGTTAGAAGATTTAATCTTTTTACAAACAACTCACCTTTCGTTAGATCAAATTTCACAAATCCACTTAACGCTTCTAAAATGCCCGTTTTAATAAGGCTTGCGTCAATCGTCCCCGTTTTGATATTACTACCATTGATTATCGTCTCTCCGGCTGTTGCGAGTGAATGGAAAGTAACATATCCATTCAAATCAATGTTTTGTGCGCTAATCTGTACTTGTGACTCTCCAACGTCATTTATCAACGCAACCAATGTGGCATGATTTAATCCATTTGATACATCAACGCCTATTTCCTTTGCGCGTTGCCACAAAGTAGATGTAAATGTTTGAAAGTCACGATTTGTTTCTGTCGCGATAGCCGTAAGTCCATTTACGTTTTTTGTGATCTCATAAGTCCTACGCAATATGCCGTATATCTCATGGTTTGTTTCAGTAATATCAAAAGAGAAGTATTCCTGCCCTTGTGCTTCGTACTCATCCTTTAATGCCGTAATACCCGTCATTGTTCTACGAAGTAACGGAAACTGTAAAACTCTCCCCTTAAAAACAACGCCTAAAAGATCGCCCGTCTGAATCCACGGTCTGCCACGAACACTTACCCTAACTGGCGTATAAGATATTGTTTTCTTTAGCACGTTTAGGAGATTCGTCGCGATAACATTCAGCCTATCGGGTTCCATTCCATAAACAAGGAAGTTATCGTAAACCTCATATGAATTTCCATTCGTGCCAACAATCGCGCCAATATCATTTTCCGTTTGGTGAATCTGCAACTTTGTGATCGGTTGATAGTTATACTCTTGCCACTCCAAAGTAGATTGAATCACACCAGTTTCGGGATCATCGGGGTTCTCGCCAAATACTTCTGATGCACCTATTGGATAAAGATCATTCGCAGGATAAAGATCATTTGCCGGATAGAGTTGTTCATCGTATTGCAGAAAGCGATATTCAAAATCACCATCCTCGTTAATAACACCAAAGCATCCGTTTATCTCGCAGATTCTTTCAAGAACTTCTTGCCCGTCAATAGGATTGTAAGAATCAATAGTGCGTCTTACAATCATATCGTCATTCGGCAAACTATCAACAGAAACACCTTGTATCTTAATAGCCGCCTGTTTCACTCCATATTTATCTTGAAAATACGAAAATAGACTATTGCGAAATTGCTTTAGTGTCATGGTAATTTCTTTATCACCACTTCCACCAATAGGCAAATCTGCATACCATCCACTTACATCATCCGTCAACAAATCCGTCATTTGATCATATGATGTAAGAGTACGATACAACCCATCATCAGTTAAAACATCACTATCAATACGGAATTTTCCAAGTTGTTGCGAATATCCACCACTTGAAATAGTCGGCGTGACGAATAATCCTTTGTATCTTTTTGGTGTTGCAAGAATGCTTATAGAAAAAGAAGCAGAATTGCACCGTCCAAAGTGCAACTGTTCTTCATCACACAAAACTTGTTCAAGTGCCATTGATCCCTCGTTTATAGGACTACCGACACCGCTCCCCGTCAAGGTTGTTCCATCAGAGAATTGAAGAGTAATATACTTCTGCGTCCCTGTCATATATGCTTTTTTGAACTCTTCGTTTACTGGTATCATGCTTTAATACTCTATGAAAGATAACTCATACGACAGAAACAAAATCCGATTGTGTACTTCATCCACCAAATCCATTTGTGGCGTGAAATCTGGTATATAAAAATCGCCGCCCGCATAATCATCCGTATCGGGTCTGTAATAGACGATCCTCAATTTCCTCTCATGTGGCGTAACGTAATGCGACCGTAGAAACTCCCACATCTGCGCGTGTTCATTATTCCACATCGGCTTTACTTGAAAACTGATCTTTGTAGCCGTATGATCCAACACGTTACGCATTAACCAACCTTCGGTATTTCTAAAAGGATCAAGGTCAAGTCTTGCTGACGGAGTAACCTTGTAACTCTCCTTGTATATGTACTTATGGGGGAATCTCTGACCGCCCATTTCCATTAGATAACCGTTAAATGCCATGTTCTCCACCATTAGAGGGGATCGCCTATTCAACGACCCCCTCTCTCACACATGAATGATATTCTTTCCGTCATTCGCGGAATCAGTAGGCAAATGCTGATCTGCCAGTTTGTGTCTTGAATCGCTTATCTTCTACTCTCACCGCCGTATGAACATCCTTTGATGAGATTGTAAGATTTTTGTTCGCGGTTTCCCTTGAACTATTCGCGATATCGTTAAGGTACGGTAAAATCAGACTTCCGATGGATTCTTGAATCGCGCTTCTCATGCTTGATTGCATTGCGTCTTGATCGAATGTTGCTGTCCCTGTGAAGTCTGCGTGTTGGTAAGTATCCATCTTCAAAGAAGATTTAGGTACTGCGGCATCAAGATCGAACTTTGGCATCGTGATTGCTTTAGTCCACTTATTCATTGAATCCTGCGTGGACTTTGCATTCTTCTCTATACCCTCGTTCAATCCCTCGACGATATAGCCACCGTATTCCTCAAAAACTCTACTCGGACTAAAAATACCCTCTTTCTTTCTGAAAACAGTATTTATCGCATCACCAAGATAGCCAATTGAACGCTTAACGTTATTCCAACCGTTGTTATCATTAAGACCGCTTGTAAGTCCTGACAAGATATTCTTGCCCCAATTGCTCGCCATGCCCCAAAGATCACCAACGGAATTTGATATTGTTCTGCCAAGTCCACTTAATATATTACTCGCAGAGTTTAATACACCACGAAAAGCATCACTCGCCCAATCAACTAAATCCCAAAACTTACGGGACGCTTCTTCTGCCGCTCTTTGAGCTAATCCTACAATAGTCCCCTTAATATTGCCCCATATGTTTTCTGCCGATGCTCTTATATTATTCCATATGCTTTCGGCATTATTCTTTATTGTGTACCACGCTTGCTCGGCGGCGGTTTTAATGTTATTCCACACGCCATCCAACATGGTTTTAATATTGTTGGCGAGGTTCACAATAGTATCACGTATGCTTTGCCATTTCTGTTGCGCCGTAGTCTTAAAGGAATCCCACGCTCTCGCTCCCTCGCGTTTTACATCTTCCCAACGATCATAGAGTTTCCGGCGCAAATCCTTTGCGATATCGTGAATAGTGGTACGAATCTTATCCCAACGGTCGCTTGCGTCTGTTTTAAACTGTTCCCATGCATCGATTCCGTTCTGCTTTACCTCATTCCACTTATCTTCAAGGTTTTTGCGTAAATCTTCTGCCAATCCGTGAACCGTGTCTTTGATAGTTCCCCACCATTCCTCGGCATCTTCGCAAATACGTTTCCATGCTTTTCCGGCATCTTCCTTGATCTCATCCCACTTCGCGGCAAGTCCTTCTTTTGCGGCATCTATACCGTTCTTTATGCCCTCAATAATAGCCTTGCCACCGTCAATAAGCCATTCTGCCGCTCCTGCAAAGAAATCAATAATCGGTTGAACTACGTGAGTATATAACCACTCGCCAATTCCACCGATAATCAGTTTGATTCCCTCTAATAATCCCTCAATCAAGAACTGACCGATAGGGATCATTGTTGTTGCCGGAGAATGAATGCCGAATCCTGCTTTGAAACCATCAATAAAGGGTTTAACAACATAGTTGTATATTCCCTCAACAAATGCCTTTATTCCCTTTCCGATTCCAACAATAATACCAAGGATGATATTGCCGCCGCATTCTTCCGCTTGTTGTGCGAAGTATTCACCAATCTTTGATAACGCTCCTGCGATCTGTTCTCCGATGAACTTTGCCAAACCGCCAAGAGCCATACCAATACCCTTGAAAATCAATTCGGACAGTTTGGAAAGAACTGGTGCAATCTTGTCCCAATTATTGATTACGAACGATACCGCCGTAACAATAGCCAAGATCAATGCGCCACCTAACACAACAGAACCGACAGTAGATAATGCGCTACCAATCGTTGCGAATATCTTTGCAATCGCGCCCTCTTTAGGAATCAACCCCGACAACGCTCCCGCTATGCCTTTCCCTGCTCCTTTGAATAAACCACCTAATCCTTTCTCGCCAAACAGACCCGATATTCCTTTTGCAAGTCCTTTAAGCAAGTCACCCGCAATACTCAAAATACCCTTGCCGGATGTAAGGATGGATAAGAACGAGAGGAATCCTGCAAAGCCTTTACCAACGAAAGCGGTAAACTTAAATGCCGCAATAGCAATCGCGATCTTCTGAATAAATCCGGCAATATCTTCAACAGATAACTTGTCGTACCACTCAAACAGTTTTGTCATAAAGTCTTTGAACTTATCACTTCCGACAAACCGCATGAGTGATTCTGCTACATTCAGAATCGCTGTTCCTAAAGCGGTAAACAACTTCTCTACCCGCTCTGCCGTGATTTGCTCCATAAACCATGCAACATTCTGTGTGAACTTTGAGAAGTCCTCACTATTGGCAAAGTCAGCAACCGCTTTTCCAAGGTTTCCAAACGCATTTACTATTCCAGTTTCGATGTTCTCCCGCATGGTTTCAAATGCATCCATGACGGGTTGTAAGTCTTTCCGTATCTTATCGAAGTTAAATGCATCTATTACTTCTCCGATGGTCTTTAATAGATGCGGTACACCTTCTTCAATAAGCCACTTCCAATGCCGCAGGATAACTCTCTCCCACCAATCTTCTACAAGATTCCCAAGGAAATCGATAAGCGGTTGCACCTTGCGGGTAAACTCTTCAACAGCAGAAAGCAACGGCTTAAAGTCAAGATCATCTGCCCATTTCTTAAACGCTTCGGACATATTCAAAACGTGTTCCGATATGTTTAGTATGATATCCCTTATGTTTTCAAGGATATGCAAACCATTATCGTTATAGTTCCACGCTTCGCGGAAGTTCCTCGCTAAATGTCCGACCGCTTCTTCAATATTACCGATGGTGTTAAAGATGTTCTCAAAGATTTTCTGTGTGGCGGGTTGTTCCCATACCTTCAAGAAGTCGCGACCGATATCTTTCAGCAACTTCTTAATCTCACCCGTCATGTACTTCCATCCACCGATAACATGGTCTTTTGTCTTGTCCCATGCTTTCTTAATCGGATCGAATAATCTCTTCGCAAGGTCTTTGAGTTTTTTAACCCAATCCTTCATCTTATCGGACACATCGACCTTTTCCCATTGCGCCGCAAGATCATCCATTCCGCTTTGCGTAGATGTTGGCGTGGTAATAACATTCAGATCATCAAGTCCTGCGATAAGGTTCTTCTGTGCTTTATTGGCTTTATCAACAGATTCCGCATAGTCCGTTACTTGACGTTTCGCCGCCATGTAATAGCCTTGCCCTGTCATTGCCGCGAAGAACTCACCTAACTTCCCCGCCGCTCTTGCAATCGCATCTGACAAAGCATTAAACGCCGGAACAAGATAGTTGATGATTGGTTCAAACGCACCAACAATCGATCTCGCGATATAAGAGAAATTCGATGTGATCTGCGACATTGAATCATTAAAGATTGTGCCAAATTGCTTTGACCACAACGCTAATGACTTTATCGCATCGCTCATTTCGGTAATAACCGCCGTGATCGCCTTACGTACTAACATGAACGTAAAGGTTTTCATCGACCGTTTCCAAAATGCCGATAGTTTGTCAAGTTGCTTCTTTGCCGAATCAACAAACCCCTTAAAGGTATCTTTGATACTGTCAATTCTCGACTTGAAATGCCCCACCACTTCTTCAAGCGGCTTAAAGGCAAGTTTCAATCCTTTAATACCAAAGTTTGCTAATCGGTCAAACGCATTCGCGATATTTCCAATCTCATGCCCTAAGGCAATAAGGTTAGCAAGAAGGTTTAGATTGCCGCCGGATTGTTCGACTTCCTTTTTCTTGCCCTTTAACTCATCAAGACGTTTGGAAATCTTATCAATCTCTTCCGACCACTCCCTATACTTTGGCATATCATAACCGACTTTGCCGCTATCCATTTCGGATTGCAACCTCTTCAAATCTTCCAACCGATCACGAAGAGTAGTTGCTTCTTTAGACGCTTCATCAAGTGCGCCACCAAGACGAATCTTACGGTGAGTCGATCTCTCAAATTCTTCCCATAGTTTCTTGCTCCATTGGAGTTTTTGGGAAAACTCTTCAAACATCGACTTATCAAATATCTGCGGCGCGGCTTTCATATCAGAGATTCGTTGACTATAACTCTTAATATCTTCAAGAATGCCCGCTAATCCGGCAGATGCTCCGTCCTGTTTGAACCCCTGTGCAAAAGTATCATGGATAACTTGTTCAAGTCGGCTTAATTTCTTTGTGGCTTCTTCTGCGCTTTCACCAACTTTCTCAACCGCTTTCGATGCTTTATCGCCATCAAGGTTAGAAAGAGAATTATTGATCTCGGAAAGTCTATCTTTCATGGATGTATATTCATCATCCGTAAGATTTGCCTTGCCGCTTTGGAACTTCGATATGGAGTCCTTTAACTTTGCTCTCTCTTCGTATAAACCACCAAGAATGCCCTTGACCTTTTCAGCCTGTTCTTCAACGTCCTTTACATCAATAGGAACTTTGACTTCTTCTTTGTCAAGTTTGTTTATCTCATCCTTAATGCTTGCAAGTTCTTCTTTCCACGCTTTATACTCTTCATCCGAAGCGTTACCCTTGCCACGCCTAAAGGAGTTAATCTTTGCGGTCAGTTTTGCTTGCTCTTCGTAAAGTTGCCCTAATTCGCCTTTTTCTTCTTTTACGGCTTCTTCTGTTGCTTTCTTCCTGCTCTGCGCAATCTTCTGTACGGTATCAGCCATTTCAGCCGCCGGACTATCTTTCATAGCACCAAACTTGTTAAGTGCTTTTGCGATATCAGATATAGTCTTTGCATTTACTTTAGAGATTCGTTCAAGATCGCTTGCAAGTTGTGTGAGTCCATCCAGTTGTGGAATCTTCACGCCTTGTAATGCCTTTACACCCTCGGTAATTCCCTCAAACGGATTCTTCGCTTTACTTTCGTCATGGATGCGATCATATACTTCACGAACCGCCCGTTCAAGTTTCTCACCTTGTTCCTTGTAAAAGGACTCATCACCCATTGACGCTTTAGCCGCCTGTTCAGCAGACTTCGCGTAATCATCAAGGTAACTCTTCATCCGTTCTAATCCTGCTAACGGTTCAGCCTTACCTTGCATGAAATCAATGTTGGTTAATTCCTTTATGCGTGTGAAAAACTCTTCAAGGTCTTTGAACTTCGCAACATCCAGTTTATCCGTAAGTCCAACGCCTAACGCTTGACTTGCTTTTGCTAACGATCCATATAAGTGTTCAAGATCGCCCTTTTGAGTTTCGTTTACAAATACCTTATACTGATCTGCAAACTTCTTGATCGCTTGATAATCCTCGTCAAGAACACTCTTGAACCCTTGCATACTCGGCAAAATAGCCGCAAAGATATCACCCTCTTCACTTATGCTCTTGCCTTTTTCAAGTTTCTCAAACATACCGCCGATAAGCATCGACAACTGTTTGATATTCTCTTTCGCTTTCGCCGTGCCGTTCTCTTTGAAGTCAAAAGATTCCGCAATGGACTTCGCTAATCTCTTTGTCTCGGATTCCGTTTCCTTAATCTGATCGTTAACGGTCTTATAGCCGGACAAATTACCTAAATCTCGTCCTGCTTTCGCAATAGAACTGATAGCGGCAGATGCTTCACTTAACCCTTTAGCAGATGAAGTAATCTCCCGCATTTGACGCGAAAATGTAGATACGTTCCCTAACGCAAGGTTCTGATTTAACTTACGTAGGCTACCGATAAGTTTGTCGATAGACTTCTCTGCACTATCAGCATTCGCACTTATTTGAATTGATAGGTTGTCTATCTCTGCCATCTTATCTTCTCCGTATTAGAAAAAGACGATCCGGCTATGACACCGAACCGTCCATATGAGCCAAGTCCCAATTCAACTTGTCTATCTTTCTTTGTACGATATAGTTCTCATATGCTCTCTGCGGATCAACCTCTTCCTCTTCCTGTTGAACTATATCATCAAGAACAGGCTTCTTCCGCACATCGCCATATGTTACTGGCGCACTTCCCTTTTTGCCGGATAGATTAGACATTACCGCGCACATTGCATCGTACATATACTCACCAATAATGTAGTTTAGTGTATCTCGCTCTTTTAGTGCTTTATCATGCCCTCTATCAAACGCTTGCAACTCCCATAGCGTACAATCCATTATCGTTTCATAGGATGCGCCTATTGACAAGTAATGAGGTATTATGTCGTTGTAGACTTTTTCCCGCCACGTTTCGGCTTGTTCTGCGTTTCGCTCACCGCTTCGGTCACTTTCTCCCCGATCTGATCCAAGCCGATCTGTTTGAAAAAATCATCCTCTCCCATCTGATTCATTAACTTCTGCATGAGAGAATACATATTACCATCATCATTGCCTTTATTCTCTTCGATATATTGAATAAGCAAGTCCTCCGCATCGTCCTTGCTCATTACTGTCTTATCCCCACGCCGACCATGATATTGCATTAGTCCGGCATACAACATAGAAAGCGTAGTAGGTGCGATCCCCGAAAACGAATGGAAGAACTGTTGCAGTTGCTCCTGCACATCCCCATCATTTGAATCAAGCGATTCAAACCGCATCATTAGGTCTGTCACACGCTCTACGCACTCTTCACACAGCGTTGCCGCCACCGAATACTTGATTTGATAGGTCTTATCCCCTATCTTTAATGCCATGTTACCCATTTTTCCACCCCTCTTTCTTTTATTTATAGGGTGGGGCGGGTTTCCCCGCCCCTACCACTTTTGAAACTTAATCAAACAGGAGCGTCAACCGCCGCCGCCTGTCCTGCGTAGTTCACGATCGCGCATTGGATTTCAGCCGTAAGCAGAGAGTTCTGCTCCTTTGCCGCTTTCGGGAACTGTTGCGGAGTCTGAACGAAAATCCAATCGGCAGACGTAGGATTCTGCGGACTCCACTCTTGAATCCACACGCCATTGTTACTCGCAGATGCCGCGAACACAGCCGCCCACTCGTCCATTGTGTCGGGAGTCACGTTGACGGTGATGCTGTATGAACCTCCGGTGGAGGCACGTCCGGCAATTGCCCTATCAACGTAGTCCTCTAATGCTGACGCATCAATCGTGTTGGTATCCAACGCGATCTCACCAGTAGCATTGATGCGGGTAAGCCAGTTGCAAGTCCCACTTGTGGGAATAGTATTCGCATCGCCTGTCATCCAACCGACACGAACGCCTAATGTGGAAATCAAATCTGTTATCGTACGGCTTTTTATCCGCACTTCTATACCATTACAGTATAGTTCAGCATATCTTTTCACCCATCAAGGTTGCAAGGTGTCGCGGACTCTTGGGAAGATTATATTCTCCAATGGAGTTTCACTTCCTATGCGTTGCCCCTGTTGCGTTCTTTACTTCGCAACTTCGGTTCGGATTACGGTTGCAAACCGCTTTTCCGCTTAATTCCGCGATCATACTCCGTATGCCATGCAACATCACATACGGACGGCGTTCTGATAACTACGCATTTATCACGTTATCAGACTTCACCCGGAATATTAGCCATTTCTTATTACCTCTCTTTCTTTGTGAAAAGCAGAGAGGACGGTGTCTGCCGCCCTCTCATTGTTGATGTTTATTACACGCTTGCGGTCAGCGTCACGATGATGTTCTTGGCATCCTTGACCTCGATGGTGTCAACCTCACGCGCAAGAAGCGTGGTAAGCAACTGCGCATAGCCGGACGCGATCACTTGGGTCAACTGTGTAACTGTCTCTTCGGAGTCCAGTTCATTGATCGTAACAAGCGCATTCTGATTCTTTTTCAGAGCCGCGAAAAACTGTTGAAGTGTCATTGCTTTTTCCTCCTTTGATATGGTTTACTACGTCAAGTTGTCACCGCCACCATATACACGCCTTGCTCTAAAGACGGATAATGCGATCCTGCCATCTTCGGAGTGTGTATAAATCGGCATTGCGGCAATATTGAAGCGTAGTTTTTTCATTTGTGAAACCGATTCTGCCGTAATATTCCGGCAATCATCGTCTTTCTTCGCATAGACTTGAATCTGAATTGTCTCATTGATTGCGTTTACAGATGTGTTATCAAGATCGTTGCCTATCTCCACTTGCTCTAACTCATGGAAATAGACCATTGGGAAATCACGTTCGATGATCTGTCTGTCTTTCGTGGTGCATTTGACGTTATTAAATTGCGCCGTAAGTCTCGTCTTGAATATGGTAAACAAGCGAGATTCCAACTCGGCATACCAGTTTTCGCCATTCATCACCAAAATACTCCCTCGGCAATGCGCCCCACTTCTTCTTTCATTTGATTTATTGCCTTAAGCATTGGACTGGTTGGTTCTTCTCCACGGCTATGATGCGTTCCCGTTTCGTCCGTCCAACTCCACCCATCCTCATCGAATGCGTGTTTCTGATCGGGAAATGTCCCTTGACCGACTACGCCTTGCATAACAGGAAACTCTACTTTTGCAAGCCAACCGCTCCCAAATTCAGCCATCCACAAGGGAGACACCTCGGCTTCTTTCCAACCGCTCGGCTCACCTCTATATCTCCATCGGCTTATTACCTTCTGCTTATCCTTTGCGATCAAAAAGCAAACTTCCGATAAACCGTCTTTCTCGATCTCCTTGGAGAACTCGATCATTCCGGCATATGCGCCGCAGTTATGCTCTGCCGCTCGGATTCCTGCATCAGCCAACCTTGATAGGAATAGTTCGGTCTGCGATTTTATAAATGCTTTGTACTCTTCCAAAGCACCTATGAGATCATCAATAGAACCCTTTTCCAGTAGGTCGAAACTATACGATGCTCTCTTTTTCCCACTATGTGTTATTTGTCGCTCAAAACTACTCATTCCGTTTTAACAGATACACCGTTCTGCTCTGTGGTATTGGCACACTCACTACGCGATAATCTGCGGTGCTTTCGTCAACCTCATTGAATGTGATTTCCGGCTCGGTCAGCCATATAAGCGACATTTCTTTAATTGGCAACGCTCCATCCACATCAAGAAGTTTTGCCGAATACGATCCAACAGAAACGCCATACGCAACCGCTTCTGCTGTGCCACCCGCACTTTGGATCGTACCGTAAAATTTTTCCGGCAAAGTGTATTCCGAATACTCACCGTTAGTAATCGGTATCTGCTCACCGTCTACTTCTTGATACAGAATATTGCCGTCCTTGTCTCGGACATAAGATTCGCTTTCCTCACTTCGCGCCGAAAACCACAATACTCTCTGATTTTTTCTTGCCATCCGCATATTAGATCACCGCCAATGGTATCCAACCGCTCCACTCTGCGCCATGTGCAACATAGTGATCGCTTACTTCGCCCTCTGAATGGGAAGTCTCAAACTCCACGCCGATCTTGTTATAGCGAGACAAAACCACGTTCCTAAAGATGCTTAAACCTCTTGTCATATCCGCACACTTTTGTTCCTCTGTGTAGTACGCCGGATAACGCCGTAAGGTTTCCGCTTCAAGGAGAACTCCATCAACGATAGAGGAAAGAATATCCTCGTCAAACATCTTATCCGTCTTTTTCAAGTATGGAGTTAGACTATTCACAAGCGATGATTTCATATCGTTGATGGTCATATCATTACCCCTGTTGCTTTAAGAACTGTTCGATCACATCTGATTTCGCAAACTTCGTGATCTTATAACCACGTTCTGCGGCAAGTGCCTTGATCTCTTTCGTGGTCATGCCGGAAAGAGAATCTTCGGTTTCCTTGCCATCAACCGTTTCCACAACTTCGGGATCAGCAACCTCTTCTTTAGGTTCTTCGATCTCTTCCTTGGGTGTTTCAACCGCATTCTCTTCCTTGATAAGCGGTGTACCCTGTCTATTGTTGCCGGATAACAGCAGATTGATTCTGTCTACGTCAACGCTCATGCCCTCGCGGGGGAACTCGTCCCCCACGTTATAGGCATGATTGTTGTCTTGAAGGTCTGTGAAAAACTTTACCACCCTATACATATCGCACCTCTCTTATCACGCACCCGTGATGGTGGAAACGATGATGCCATCAAGACGCTCCGCAAACAGACGGATGCCGGACACGGCAACATCCTCATCGGTCATGGTGTTGTAGACGCCGCCCTCATGGATTCCGATGTAACCCGTATCATCGGTTTGGAACGTAAGGTTCGCGCCAAAGATATCGGAACTCACAGGGATATAGTACAGAACGATATTGTCCTTCGCGGTGGAAATCACCTTGCCCTTCGGAACGTAACTGTTCAGAACAACAGTACCCATTCCAAGGAAGTTTTCAAGGTAACTCATACCGAACGCGCTCTGTAAGGAAATGGGAGCGGTAGAAAGGTAATCTGCCACATCTTCGGGATTGAGGAAGTGAACCGCTTGGATATCGGTATCTTCCCACTTCACTTGAAGTTGTCCCCATGCCTGTGCGATCGCCGCTTGGAAAGTCGCGCCGGATGCAACGCCTGTGCCAGTAGCGATGAAAGTGAAGAAATCCTGCTTGATTCCTCTCTGAATGTCTTTCAGCATGGCGGCGGTGGTCATATCGTGCGCTTGATCGTAGCCTTTTTCAAGGATGGCTTCTGCGGAAGTGGACTTGCGCCACTTTTTCAGAACGATCTCTTGAAAAACAACGGGAACGGTCTGATACTTGGAAAGCGGAATCAGATCGCCCTCTGCGACCACACCGCTTTCAAGTGTGCCATTAGCCTTGTACGCCTTGATCTGCGTACCCTGTTGCTTCGCGATCTTGCGGGTTGTGCCAAGTGCTTCAAGAAGTTTCTTGATGCCATCTTGGAACTGAAATACGAAATCGATCTCACGCGCTCTCGCAAGGTCTGCTTTCTTAATCAGATTATCTTCGGGATAGGTTTGAGTTGTAGGCATTTGTTTTTTCCTCCTTAAAATTGGTCGATGTTTCTTGCAATCGCTTCTCTCCTTGCCACAGGATCAGCAATCGCCATGATCTCTTCTTTGGTCATCGAAGTAGAACCATCACCACTATTCACACGGGGGCGAGACTTCATCCACTCATCCTTGGCGGCTTTCATTTCCGCTTCATGGTAGGTCTGCTCGATTACGGACAGTTCTTCCATGTTGCCTGAAACTTCTGCTTCTGCGGCTTTTGTTGCAAGATCGATGGAGAACCCACGCGCAAGGTATCTCTCCTTTGCTTGGTTAGTGGACTTATACTTCTCCAAATCTGCGCACTTTTCGACAAGTTCATTCCACCGCTCTTCGCGTTCTGCCGCTTCTCTCTGCGCATCGGTCATTTCTGCCCTACGCTCTTTCGTGAGTTGCGCCTTATCGTGTAATGCCTTGTCAAGTGCTTCTTTTACCTTCTTTGCCGCCTGTTGTTCAGCCTTGCGATCTGAACGCTCTTTTTCAAGTTCAGCGCGTAACTGTTCAAGTTCGGATGTATCATTCGTAATATCCGTGGTGTTCGCTTCGGTAGAGGGAGTAGAATCAAACTCCTGCGTGTCAACAGTTGCCGTGTTCATTGCTTCGTTTTCCATATTTAATTCCTTTCGCGTTGTTTTACTTGCTTCTCTGCAAGGTTGCTAAATGTGAGTTTTCCGTTCTCTCGGTTTCGTGATTTACAACTTCTCTGTTGGGGTTTATGGCTTTTCCTTGCCATATAAAAAGCGACCCGCTACGGGGTCGCATCTTTGTTAGGAGTATGTAAGGTGGCAACGGCAGTTGATTGTTTCTCGCCCTAAAGCGAAGTTGCCGGAATCTGTAAAATAATCTTTTGGATGCATCATCAACACGCCACCGATGTTAAATGGCTCATCAATCGGTATCGTTTCACCGTCATGCGGTACGTGCGTAAACCGCACACGCAAATCCTGCTCGGTATGCCAAGTCTTTTTGGTCATGCCGCCCTTTACCGCTTCTGCATACTCTATTTTATTCATTGCCGTATTCGCTTCATTCGCCGCAACGAAAGTCGCTCTATCGTAGGAAGTGAAATACGGATCATCCTTATTGCTCATTGTGGAATTGTATAACGATGCGGCTAACAGGACGATGTATTCAACAAAGTCATCCTCCAACCCAACATCATCGTATTTTTCCACCGTATCAAGATACTTGTTTATAAAGCGTTCTTCCGCTTCGTCATCATCCGCTTCATAAAACCATGCGAGGAACAACATAAAAAGAGCATCTTCCAGTTCTTTTGCCATCTTAATCCTCCGGCGTAACTGTTCTGCCGTTAGATTCATAACTGAAAAATACTCTTTATAAGCCGTTGCGGATTTCTTCTTCTTTGAATCTTCACTCCGAACGACATTTATGTTGTCAAGATACCACATCCTTTACCTCTTCGGTTTTCATTCCATCGATCAACGGCGAATTGCCAATCTGATCTGATTCATCCTGCAAGGTTCTTCCGGCGTTCGGTGCTTCTTCACCATCACCGCCTTGTGCTTCGGATTCGTCTTTATATATCGTATCTTGATATTTAAGGACACCCTCACCGCTTCGTGCGATCACTTGTGACGGATCATCAAACAACGGTACGGTCTGTACGCAATCTTCCAAAGAGAACCCATGTGATAACAGGGTTGCAATCGCATTGGTCTTTGTTGCCAACTCATAATTACGTTGTCTCGGAAGTCGCGGTTCAACGTCACTATACCGAAGTTTCAACACGGGATTAGTTTGGTCAAAGTGTGGACATTCACGGATCGCCGCAAGGACTACTTTCAGTTCATCCATCATGCAACCCGCAATAATCTTCTCTCGCTTATTTGCCGCCGCTTCTGCCTGTGACCATCCAGTAGCATCACTCATAGCAACGCCAGTAGACCCACCGCTATTATCATTTCTCTGCGGCACATTGCATTTCTGCAAGATGAGGGAACGCCGATAGTTAATGTTGTTAATCATGCCATCGTAGTTATAATCAACAACAAGTGGCTTTACGGACGGGGTTTTACCATCCTGCGGCGTATAAGTCTGTAACCATTCTCCTGCGGCGGGTTTCTTGACGGTTTCCGTTGTAGTTCCATCTTCATTCTGCGTAACCTCAACGGGAAATTCTACGTCATTGCTCCACCAAAGCATCTGTGTATTCTGTTCAACGTCATTGGTAATATCGGAAACAAGAAGATTCAAGTTTTCCATTTCCGACAACTGACGTTCAAACACACCCATGCGATCATACGAACGAATCCACTCAACGATAGGAATCTGACCCAAGGGGTTCTTTTCGCCGCTTCTCTCACCATGCGCGAGATCGCCCTTTTCATCGTTCAGTTCAAATCGTTGCTCTTTGGAAAAGCACGTATAATACTTATGTGTGATACCGTCCTTATCTTTCGCCTTACGGAACGTCACACCTAACATTGGACGATGATCCGTATAATAACTTGACCGAATGATAAAGGTGGTTCTCGGATCAAGAACGTCACGGGTAAACGGACTATCGCCCATTTCCTCGTCATACTCGGTATTGATATCGATATAGGTATATCCGATACCACCGATCTCTACGAAACGGGCATTCTCCTGCGTCCTGCGCTTATGGTCTGCCGCATCGTAATACTCATTCAACAGGGGAATAGCCGATTGCTCATCCGCAACTGGCGCATCATTCTTTCCTCTCTGAACGAAAAATCCTGCGTTCGACCAAAAATACGAAAGCCAAAATTCCACAATCTCGTTTCCGATATTGTCTATAACTTCCGAATTTATGTCGGGACGATAGGTTTTCACACGGCTTAAACTCTGTTCGCCGCTATCAACCTTGATAAGAGAATCGATATCCGAAGAAATAGTCTCATGCGCTTTTACGGCTTTTCGGACTACCTCTATCACATTTTCATTTGTAATCTCCGGCTCATCCGTCCAAATTATCTCTCTGCCGTATTGCATGAAATCACCCTACCGCTTGGAAAGTCCCATTTTCATCCATCATGTAGCACAACGCACCATTGGTAACGATAAGCGTAGTCCCCGTATCAAGGATATCGTTATCATCCAACCCGCTTATACCCTCACCAGTTGTGGGGAATGTACTCGGAACGTCCGTAGACGTAATGGTGCAACGAACGTATCTGCCGTTGTTCTTGTGGCGATACTTTACAGATTCGGGATCAGCGTACATAGTATTCCTCACTTTCTCCACAAATAGAAAGAACCGCCCCGCGCTATACGCGAAACGGCTCTCTCATACGGAGGTCATGGTCAAACAAAACAGAATTTTTGCAATTCTTCAATATATCACTACCACACCTTAAAATATAAATCAACTATGTTTTGGTGTATTGAAGTGTATAAAAGTGGACTCTTTTAGTATGTAGAAGAAAATTTGTTTTCAAACTCCTTTAATGCCCTTGAATGGAACTTCTTGATCGTGTCCTCTTGATACCCTAATTCCTTACCGATAGCAGACAGCCGCATATCATCAAAGTACCTCAAATACAATACGGAATAATACTCCGGCTTACTCAAACTTTCCAACTGCGTATTGATAAGGTATTTCTTCCGTGTGTAGGATTCGATCAATTCACTTGTCTCTCTTTCAAGATCAACAAGTTTCGCTATGGAATCGCCTAACTTATCATTAGAGCCGGAAGTCTGAATACGATCACTCTTCAACTCTATTGAAATACTGGTAAGCGTTTCCCGTATCTGCTCCATATCACGTGTTCTATTCTTGATTGCATGGTCAAGAAACCGCAGTTGGCTTAAATACCTCTTTGTCTTTTCATACCTCGGCATTTCCAAATCCCCCATCAATAAGCATATCGGTTAGTTCATCCGCTTCTCGCTCTCGCTCTACGATACGTAAGGCAACCATACTCTTTGAGAATGTTGCGTAGTTTCCATTGTTCCGTAGGCTTTTCCATTCATGTAGGTCTTTCAGAACAACATTAAGCCTATTCTTTATCTGACGCTTTGCCGCATTGGTCATTATTCCACCCTCCTAAATAGGACTTGAAATCACTTTTGCCTGTCTGTGCTTATATCTTCCATCAAACACCATTGCTAACTGTGCCAATGAATCAACATGGTCATCGTGTGCTTGTCTACCCTCCGGCGAATACATAACTACGCCATCTAACGCTTTTCTGTATTGATCGGATGGCTTATACACAAATGCGCCGTTTTCGTCACTATCAATATCCGTCCATTTTTTAGGTTGTAGGAAAATGAAATTCCGCAATATATACGGCGCATACGCACTTATTTTGTCCTCTTTAGACATCTTCACAGGAGCAGACTTACGTACAATCCGGCAATGGTGTACTCCCCTTACACCCATTTCCTTTTCAATGTTATCTGCCATCAAATCGCCGCCATTATTTTTCTCAATCACCAATTCCATGATGAAGTGTTCCTCAATCTTATCCACGATCTCCGGCACAGTAAATCCTTGCGTCCGATTATCGTAAATCCAATCGATGATATACTTCTCCGTATCACCGTAATCAAAGCAGATAGGCATGGATAGGAAGTCACCCTTACCAAAAGCGGGGTCAAGTGCCGCAACTACTTTCTTTCTCTCATTCGGCACAATTCCGTTAAAGTAATGCAACTGTTCAACAGGAAATAACAATCCCTCACGCACAAACGGTTTCTGTTGAAACTTTGCCATCCATTCTGCGCGATCCAACCTATCCCGCATCTGAATGTAATAGGTCGATGAATAACCGTTATACTCATAACGGAAGTTACTCTTATCATTCTCATCAAGTGCAGGAATACGTCTAAATAACGCTCTCGGATTATTCTCATTCAACTTCCGTTCGCGCTCTAACGGGTCAAGAACACTCCAAAGAGTTCCAATAAGAATTTTCTTTGATGTGTTATTCATACGGTCTAACATCTTGTTTTGGTACTCTTGATAGGTACTCTCCATTCGTGTAGCACTCATGGAATGTTCCCTATCTCTCACAAGATCGTCCACATACAAATAGCCATCGTTAGATACATTTATCGCACCCGTCCAAGTGCCGTCGATTCCTCTGCAACTAATAGTCGCAAACTCCTTGGGTTCTCCTAAATTGATAGTGTATTCCGCAGGATCGCTTGATATATTCTCTACGGGTTTCTTGTATTCGGGATGCAAGTCCATAAATAACTCATTAAACGTGTATTCCGGCGTATCAACAATATTCTTATACCCACGGAATATACGCTTCGCCAACTGTCCCGAATGTCCACCCGCCGCTGAATTACTCTCCGGCTTTCGATATCCAACCCATGACAAGAAAAAGATTCCCGTACCCGACTTGCCCACACGGGACGGCATTGATAAGCCATACACATCCAATTCGTCATCTTCCAACCGTTGAAGATCATCCACAACCGTCTTTAGAGTGCATCTTCTCGGCACATAGAACCGTTTTTCATACTTCCGATTCCGCTCCATGTAAAACAGATAAGATTCAAACTTATATGGTGCTTCGATCTTATACATCCGATAAGCAAGATCAACAAACGGGTAATTCTTCCCCTCTATCTGTGCAACGTGTTCAGACTCCCAAAAGGTATGCCCTTCTGTCATACGTGCAATCCAATTATCCATAAGCGGTTTTGTTTTCTTGCACAGATCAAGAGCGATATCAACCTCTTTCTCTCCCTTTAAGGCATACTCCGCTAACTGCACGTTTGCATCTATAACGTCAATATCAAAGTTGGTAGGATGATCCTCTACCCACTTGAAGTTTTCCTTTATTCTCTTTTCAAGTTCCGCGCTTGCCATTAAAACCACATCCCATACAGACAAAGTACGTACAGTAACATGATCCCAACGATAATCCCGCGCCCCATGTTGGTTTTAACCGATGGATAAGAGATTCCCAAAATCAGAAGCGCAATAGACACAAGTGTTGTCACTACCACATCAAAGATCAGCATCTTCTCATTACCCCCATAAATCAAAATGCCGCCCATGACCTTGTAGATCATAAGCGGCACTAAACGGCACTCGATATTCATCTTTTCCTATACTTCCCATGCGTCCACATATACTTCCGCATCCGTTTCTTCACAGGCTTTAGTTTCTTATCAATCATTGCCGATATCACATGGCGATAATCAGCCACCACAGCCATAGTTCACCTCAAACTCTCTCTTGCACTTCGATCCCTTACACTTCCACGGCAATGCTCGGATAACTGTTTCTTCTCCTACATAAAAGTTCCTATTTCCACAATGCGGACAGCAGATATAGATTCTTCCTGTCTTGAAATCCTTTTCAGAATATGCCTGTCCGTCATTAGGAATTGGTGGATTCATTACGTCCCAATTACCCATATCAGACTCCCGTTGATCCGAAACCATCACTTCCCCTGTCAGTTTCCGGCACATCATCCACGATCTTTACAGTAGGCAACTCGCACTTCTGTATAACGATCTGAATCACCTTATCCCCACGCTCAAACGTATAGCCTTTATTGCTATGGTTATACAATCCGGCAACAATGCTCCCCGTATAGCCACTATCTATAACGCCACCATGAGACACAATTTGATGCTTCACATTCAGACCCGACTTACTCTCCAACTTCCCGTAGTAACCCTTTGGGATAAACATATGTACGCCAGTATCTATCGCCGCAAAACCACCCGCAGGAATAAATACCGCATACGGCGTTCTTAAATCCATCCCCGCATCTTCCTCATGCGCGCGAACAGGCGGGTATGCCGCATCATCAAGTAGCACTTCGATCTCGTCCATTTTTACCTCCATTTATGCATTTTCAAATGTGCAAATATCTTTTGAAATGCCCCACTTTGCTATCCATTTTGCAACCGCTTTGCCGGAAACTCCGTATATTCTTCCTATTGCTTCTTTCGACATTCCACTATCAATATATTGTTGCAATACATCCGCATCTTCTTTGCTTTTAATATGTGGCTTATGAATTAGCATATCAGCGCAATTCCTACAATATGTTGCCCTCTTACTTATGTCTTTCCCGCAACATACGCATTTCCTAACCGTCCTACCTTTCCTTATGCACTCCCAAACGTCACCACTTAAAACGGGAGTTCCACCTCTATGAAATGCGGCATGATCTCCGTGTGTCTTAAATATCATCAAATTTTCTTTTCTATTATTTTTCTTATCTTTGTCTATATGATGCACAGACTCTTTGTTTTCAAGCGGTCTACCCAACATTTCTTCTGCTACAAGTCTATGCACATACACATATCCATTTTTGTCGGAAAGATGATGCCATTCAATTTTTACCGCTTCATATTTTCCGTAATTTATTACTGGTAATCCATTGTATTCATGCATAATCATCCACCCTAAATTCCATTATGAGGTATGATTTCATAATCTCCGATGTGTTATCAATAACGAGGGAGCGAGGGGTCGAACCTCGTCATGTTGGGTCAAAGCCAACCGCGCAAAACCGTTACGCTACTCCCCCATTGTGCGCCTTGCCCTCCCATACGCACTTGTACGGTTTCCCAATCAATAGACAACAGCCGTACTCCCATCTTTGTTTACGTGGTTATTCTGAAATATTCCTTACCCTCCTGCGGCACTACCATGTGTATACAAGGTCTTACATCCCTATTCTGCTCCAAATAGATGTTTATCATGTTCTTCGCAAGGGAAAATTGTTCATCCGATATCGTCAATTCAAGGTTTACCCGCACTTCCGTTCTATCGTTCATTCTCCCCTCCTAATCAGCCGCATTGGTATATTCTTCCTTCGGAAACAATGGTAGCAATAGTGATAACAGTTCCGACAAGTCTCTTATCTCTATCTCACCGTTAACAATCGCCACGGACAGTATCTTCTTCGCTTCTTCAATAGGTTTCTTCATTCTTCAACAACTCCCTAATGAATACTCGCAACTCTGCGTTCTGTTCCCTTAACTCTTTGATCTCTTTCCCTTTTGTCTTTTCCCAAAGCGGGTAATACCTCATCAACAGGAGATTCGTTAACGCATCCGTCCCGATGATTATCACACAGATTGCCAGTAATACCTTTTCCATAAACCATTACCACCTTTTCGCCTATTTTGTATTCAAAGAGAAGTTTGTTCCACATGATCCTTATATTTTTCAAAGCCGACAAAATCAGAAATTCCTATCGACCCACCGTAGCACGAATGGAACGATATCCTATGTGCTAATACATCTTTATCAAGCAATGCGGCTATTTCCTTTTCTTCAAAGCCAACCTCTCCGACAAATCTTTGACCGCATAACCTACAACGCCACACACTCTGATACATCCTATTCCCCCGCAAACCACAATCCAGTTGCACCGTTCATCATTTCATTTATCGCTTGATAAAATACCTCTCTCGCCCTATCATTATCCCGATATTCACCCAAGACGGATTCCTTACCGTCATTACGCACGTAAACGATCTTATCTTTCTTCACTCCAACATGACATTCATCATCCGTGAAGAACACCCTATCCCCGCCTTGACTCACTAATATCATTTCATCAACTTCTCCAATAGAATCTTCATCCGCTCATCCCGACCGTCATACTTCCGATTGATCGCATCGCAACATTTTGCAAATAATGTAAGGCAACGCAAGTACGCAAGTTGATCCTCAAAATTCCATTTATGGTAGTCACTATTCGCTTGTTGGATCGCTTGATCGATTTCTTCAATACTTTTCATACAAAATCTCTCCAATGCGCTGAAAAGTAACTCTTTGTTCCGCTTGTAACATTATGAAGTGTCTTTTTACTCCCATATCCCCTGTTTCCAGTATGAGAGAAAATCCCGCGCATCCCCGCACACTTCATTTTATACTTCGCGCTTAATCTTTTCAGTTCCCTCATATCCATACTCCTGTTTATGTTTTCTAATCCATTCTTCAAATAATGGTCTTGCCTTTTCTTCCCCCAATTCCAAAAACAACGTAATCCAAAAATTCATTGCAATTTTCAACTCTATATCCCGTCTGAAATCTTCATGCACCTTTTCAACAACACCCATTCATATTTCTCCTTATTAGTCCAACTCCCCGTTTGTAACATCTAGGAATCCATCACGTTTTAGGATCGCCGCATTTCTCATCCCCTGTGGTATAAGGTGCTTTGCCTGTTCATAGTCGCATTCGACCTCAAAAGAATCTGTTGGGATAAGATCATCAATATAAAGACCGCTCGACAAAGATTCACTCTCTGTAATCTCTCCCATCTTGCCAAACGCAAGTGGCTGATCTCCGTAGTACAATGTTCCACGAACTTCTTTCAGTGGCATATTAAATTCACTCCATTTTTACTTGAAACCCTTGTCAATTCTGCGTAATCTCATTTTTCGAACCGAATAGTTATCGCTTTACCGTGTATAACCCCTAGGGAATTTTGATACCACGTTATCGTAATACCGTCTAAATCTTAAATATAATCAATCTTCATTTATCAGTTGCACCATCCGATTGATCGCCAGTTGGTAGTCTATATGCTTTCGGTCACACGCCCTTCTAAATCCCCGCAAATCAAGCGTCCGTCCCGCATACGCATCCTCTATGATCTCACGCACAGGATGCCCATTCTCTACCCACGCCATGATCTCCGGCGTTAGTCTAACCCCATGCGCTTTCGTCTTTTTACTATCTTGTCCTCTCATAACCGCATTTCAAACCCCCGTGTAATGTCTACTCCGTCCTTTTCCATCTTCACTCTGTATAATTCGCTATGCACTCCACACATATACCGCCAGTTATCAACATCATTTTTATTAGGGTCTATCTTCTGCGCCCACTTTGCCCTCTTTCCGCAGATACAACATATCTTCTGCCCTTTCTCATTCTCTGTTGGTCTTTTCCTATGGACTAAATCTATGTCGATACCACGCACAAGCGGTTCTTTCATGCCATCCACGCCGAACTCTTCTTTCCTGCCATCCTTATACTGAATCCACTCAACAATTCCATCGGGTATAGATGGCTTTTTCCCTGTCCTACGAACCCTTGATCTATATATGTCTATATTGTTCCTATAATCAGCAATGCCGCATTCTTCAAGGTATTCTCTGAACCATATTAAGTCTGTAAGATTACCCTTTACGCCTAACGCCTTTTTGCATTCCTCTTTCCCTATCCGGCACTTCAAGTAGTCATTCAAAATATCCTTATACCCGTCTACCGTCTTGCGCTTACGACCACTTGCCTTGCCGTTATACGGCGTCTGCCTTGTACTGGTCGCTTTGTGCATCAACATATGATGCCAATGGCACAACGCTATCATGTTGTCTATCGTATCTTCCCCGCCCATCCACAAAGGAATTAAGTGATGGTACTCTACGTGTTCATCCCCACATATAAAGCACTTTGTACCCCTACGTTTCTTTA